TGTCGTTCTTGGTCAGTTAGAAGACCTTACAACACATATAGTGATTTGATTAGGTCTGAAAAGAATTGGTGGAGAATAGATGAGAAGTACCAAAAATATATGATATTAACCGAAAATGGTACACCTAAGATAGCTTGGGATAGTGGTGACAATGAAGCAAGTATGGCTGCCTCCACTAAGTTAGCTGCAGCTATAGCTGGTTTAGATTTAGGTGGTGAGGTTACAAGACATGTAGTACCTTATATGTTCTCTATTGAGAATTTAGCATGGAAAGATTCACCACAATACGCTTACTTACCTCTATGTGAGAAAGGACCAAATGGTGGTAGAATTATGTGGTTCCCACCGTATAACATAGATTTTTCAGATAACACATCTGTTTCATGGGATACAACATCTTTTATAGGTAGAGGTGAACCGATTTATACTTACAATCACACTGAAAGATCAGGTTCACTATCTTTTAGTATTGTTGTTGACCACCCTTCAGTTTTAAATGAATTGAGAAACAATTTTAAAGAGAAGTTTGTTGGACAGTTTGATTTAATCGACGGTAAATTTGACTCATTCTTTGGAGGATGTAGTGATGTTAAAGATTTATTTAAAAATTATTTACCAGAAACAGCTCCAGAACCTAAGAAAGAAGATAATAAAGGTATTATACAACCACAACCTGTTACACCAAAAGACCCTTTATCACCACCTAAAGATTCGTTAAAAATATACTTCCCAAATGCTAGGACAGATGATAAATGTGGTGGAACAAAACCTAATTACAAGTGTACAACACCAAACTTAACACAGGAGGGTAGAAGAATACCATTTAGTGATGGTTATGAAACTGGTCCATTAACTTGTGGTGGTGAAACAAGAAAAGGTTTAAATGAAGGTGTTGAGGCTGAATTAGATAAGATGGCTGAATTTTTAGTTAGTCCTGATGGTAAGAACTATACAATAAAAGTTTACGGTTATTGTTCAGGAACAGCTAAAACAAGTTATAATGAAAAATTGGGTAAAGATAGAGCACAGGCAGCTCAAAAATATTTGTATGATTTAATGTTACCTAAAGAATCACAAAATGGTGGACCTGCTAAGTATGATGATTCACCTAATTCAAAATCTTACCCACCTGAAAATACTTTATTCAATAATGACAATAGATGGGTTATTGACACTAAAGGGGAATCGGGAGCACCTTCTGATACCCAAGATGAGGATTGGAAATTTGAGGCACCTGGTGACCCTTGTACCGCGAACGGTAAAAATGAAAACTCATATAACTCTAAGATATCTAGATTTGTTGAAATTAAGTTAGAAAAAACATCTGTTTTCTCTGCTGATATTGAAAAACAAATAAACGATGAACAAAATGAGGCTTTTGAAAAGGCAAGAAAAGAACAAGAAGAGTTAAAAGCTGTTGCTGAAAGTATTTCAAAAAATTATATTGGTGAGTGTGATTATTTCTTAAAACTTAAAAAAGACAGTCCATTTATTTATAATTCTTTTGTGGAGAAATTAGATAACTTCCATCCAGCGTTTCACGCTATAACGCCAGAAGGATTTAACTCTAGAATCACTTTCTTACAACAATGTACAAGACAAGGACCACAAATGATGGACTATAGAGCACCACAAAATATGGTGTTTGGTAAACCACCTGTTTGTGTTTTAAAAATTGGTGATTTCTACCATACTAAGATTATTATGGATAGTGTTAACTTCAGTTTCGATCCTTTACAATGGGATTTAAACCCTGAAGGTATTGGAGTACAACCAATGATTGTTAAGGTAGATATTAGCTTTAAATTTATTGGTGGTTCTTCATTAGGTGGACCTATAAAACAATTACAAAATGCTGTATCATATAACTTCTTCGCGAATACAGGAGTTTATCAACCATTCCAATTGGTTGAAAATTATCTAGCTAAAAGAGAGGGATTTGTAAGTACGGCTCAAGTGGTATATGGTGCATTCTTAACACCAGAAGACGCTGACAACACATATAAATCATTATCTGATGAATTGAAATCTCAAACAAATATCACAAATCCTACAACTGAAAACACAACGACTAATGTGGAAAAAGAAAAGATAAATGAAGAGGCTAACAAAGATTTAGTTAACGATACATCGTCTTCTACTACGGATAATAAACCACCTACCACAACACCAACCAACAACACAACTGTAGGACAAATAGTAGTTAATGTGGATGGTAGTGTGACCACAACAAATATTAACACATCAGTTAAGAAGGGTGTACCATATGTGGTTAAATATAATGTGGTTAATAAAACCAAAAACCCTATAATCATTACATCTATTAATGTAGATTGTGAAACTTTTAATTTCAGTCAAAACCCAATATTACCAAACGCTTCAGGAAGTATAACTTACACAACAAGAAAATCTCAAATGGATGGTTATTATAGTAGAGCAATGAGTGTGGATTTACTTCTCACTGAGGATGGTGATGAAAAACATGAAAAAGTTACAACAATCTTAAAACCTGAATAAAATGGCAAAACAATATTACGATAGATACGAAAATTTTAAGATTAATAATCAAGTTAAAGTAATGCCTTTTATTAAAATACCTGTTAATGCTACAGATATTTCAATAGAGTATAATAGTAAACTAAGACTTGACATTATATCACAACGATATTATGGTACACCGTACTATGGTTGGTTAATTATGCAAGCTAACCCACAATTTGGTGGTTTAGAATTTGACATACCAGAAGGTTCTATAATAAGAATACCTTTCCCACTAACTGTAGCATTACAACAGTATCAACAAAGTATTGATACATACATAAAGTTATACGGAATTGATTAAAAATGAGTGAAAACAATCCTTTAAAGAGTGACTATGAACCAGTCATTTGGTCGAATAATGGTGTTGATGGTAAAGTTAGAATCATTGATCCAAATCCGTTGGCACAAATTGTACCACACGAAGATTTATTTATCTATGTTAGTTTAAAAGCTAATCAGAGAAGTAAAACATTACTTACACAATCAGATAATAATGGTGGTATTAAAATAGAAAACTTTATACGTAACACCATTGATTTAACCGTACCACAACAAACTACGGAGATGGTAGATGGTTCTAAGTTATTTAGTAATGTTGCAGCTTTATCTACACAATGGACTGAAATTGGGGGTTCTCCCTTCAAAGAGAATGATTTAGGTAAAGATTTCGAGGGTTTCGGTATCACAAATATTGACATTGAAGTTAAATCACAAACTAACCCTAAAGTTGTTATAGATTTTATCGATGTAAGAGGGGCTACATTAATGGAACAAGGTTCTTGTTCACCATATGGTTTGTTTTTTAACTTACCATACCCCGTTTTTACTTTAACACTTAAAGGATATTATGGTAGACCAGCCACCTATTATTTAAACTTGGTAAAATTTAACTCTAAGTTTAACTCTGATACAGGTAATATTGAATGTAGAGGTGAGTTTATTGGTTGGACATTTGGATTCCTATCCGATGTTATGGTTAGTTATGCTTCAGCAGCTCAATACTTGGATGAAGGTCTTTATAGACCACAAGCTATTTTAAAACAAAAATATGAAGATACTTGGAATTATTATATAGATTCTGGATTTATCCCAAACGGAACTCCTAACCCATTTTGTAACGTCCAAAATGCTGACGGTACAACTAGATGTAAAACCATAAAAGATTTTTTAACAGATAATGATCTTTTAAGTAAAAATACGTTACCCGATATAAAAGGTTCTACTGAATTTACTGAACTAGATAATATAATCAAACTAAAGGACCTCAACCAACAATATCTAAACCATTTAAATGATTTAGAGAGAAAAATGAGGGAAGCTCTAGGAGATACAAACCCAACACGTAGTTCTACAACTGGTAACAGAACATATGATTTAAAATTTTCTATACCTAATATAACAGAAAATAATGTTAACACACAATTAGTTGATAAAGTTAAAACATTATTATCCACATATTTTGATAAAACCAAAGGGTTATTACCTATAACAATCAAAACCATTAAAGGTTTGGTTATTAAAGATAATATAAAAGGTTTTGATATTATTAATGGTTATCAAGACTCTTTATTAACAAACGCAACTAATGAACAATTATCTGAAACTGAGGGTTCTAAATTAATTTATAACGTACTTGAAAAGAAGTTTAAAGATAAATTCCAAAACGGACTTTTAGATTCTGCTTATCCACAGGGTGGGATAAATAATGGTACCCTTTATTGGATAGATTTGGGTTTAATAAAAGAATCTATTGAGAATGATATGGATGCCATTGATAAAGAAATTGATGGTAGAAGAAATACTGTTATTGAAAGTATTAACGAAAAAATAACCACGGTAGTTGGGTTTAAACCGAGTATTAGAAACATATTTACGGTTATATTATGTAATTGTGATGCTTTCATGGAAATATTGAAAAGTGTGTCAGTAAGAGGCGAACAAGACCATATAGATAATCCACCACCGAAAGATAATGAAAAAATATTAAGTGGGCCTAATTATAAGGTTTTCTCATGGCCAACTTATATGAAAATTAAACCAAACGGTTCAAGTGGTGGTAATGCTAAAAAAGAAGTCTACCCTGGAGAAGATTTTCCTCTATGGCCTGAAGTGAAATTTGTTGAAGATTTTATAAATGCGTTTTTAGAGTTTAAAAAAGATATAGATATCCTTAATGATGATAAACAAGGTAGACCTGGTTTTGATAATTACGCACCTATAAATCCATTAGAGACTCCTTTAAATTATGATGATTATTTTTTGTCATATAAAGACGTTCAAAATAATGCTGAAATAGGTAATGGTACTGGTTTTTGGAAGTTAATAGGTGAGAGATTAATTATTTCTTTAGACCATTCATATTCACAACCCGCTAGAATATTATCCGATTCAACAGGAATATACTATCCAGGTATAGGAACAATTTCAACAACACCTTTAATAGAAACACCATTATCACCAACAGAATATGATACGATTAATGAAACATTTATTCGTAAATTAGCTCAAATAGATGCTAATAACCTAATTAATACTATAGAAAAATTTGAGGTTGCTTACGCGGTTACAACTCAAGACGAAAGTGAAGATTCATTTAGAACTAAAATAATAGATGAACTTAAAAAGAATGGTGATTTACAAGAAATAACAGTACCAGTTCTTGTTAATAGAAAATTTTATGCCTACAAACCAACGGAAGATGGTATTAGATTAAATGGTAAAGGAGTGTTGGGTGGTGATCCTATCATAATCAAACCAAATCCACATGAAATGGATGTGAAAGATTTGTTTAAGATACTCACAGAAGAAGATGCTAGGTCAGCTAGACCGATTGAAATCAAAAGTGATTTGTTTAAAACAAAAATGGATGATTATGGTAAAATTATCTCCGAAAAAATTCCATCATCATTCGATCCTGATTGGGAGTTTATAGATTCTAAGTCACAACAAGGAACTGTTAATACAGCAAAAATTGATGGTGATACCTACAAACAACAAACACCTTCATTCTTTACTGACAGATTGTTTATAACTTTAGACCCTCTAAACTCTGAGAGTGGATTTTTCAGTGTGGGTGCTGACGCATCTTCTTGGTTTACTAGTGACGACAGTAAACAAATACCACCAAGTAGTATGAGTAATTGGTTGGCTTTCGATTATGGTGATGTTGGTTATGATCAAGGGGATATAGATGATACTGGTGCAATACATTTAAGTAATTTTATTGATTTTAATGATGCTAATAGATTTGGTAAAACTGATGTTGGATTTTTAAGTCCTGCTGCGGCAGCCTCACCACTTGTGATGACACCACTTTGGTTAGACAATGTTAATAGATTTAGAAAGGCAACTAAAAAACCTACACCCGAATTAAGATATACTCCAATTAACACAATGTGGGGTACATCTTATAATTCCGATGATGTTCAAAATAGAAATTTAGCTTACTTATATTTACAAAGTTTAAAACCAACACCTTTAATCATTAGAGAAACTGATGACGATATGGATATGATAGGTAAGGCGGGAATGGTTAACCCATACTCTATTAAAGTTTTTAATTCAGCAGCAGGAATTGTTAGAGCACCTAAAGCTTGGGTTTTAGCTATGGGGGCTATTTTTTGGCGATGGAAATGTTTTGTTGGTAAAAATTCTAACGGTAAATGGAACAACCCACTTAATGGAGAAATACCAAACGGATTTGATCCTTTATCACAACCAGGTTTTAATACTTTAGACCCTAATGATATTAGAACTGACGTACCAAGAAATCAGATTGTTAATTATTTAAGAAATATATACGACACAACCGCATTAGGTACCAATAACGTACAAATAAGTGTGTTTAGATCTGAAGGATATACAGATCGTGAAGATGCTCTCGCTAAAAATGAAAATGAATCATTTTGGAATTCTAGATTTGCATTTGATTACTATCAAATTTATCAAAATGATATAAGTTTAGTTGAAGGATCAAACCCACCTAAAAGAATAGAAGATAAAACTAATCTCGGTTCTAATGTCTATCTAAGTGGACAAAATAGGTTTGGCTTCACATCAATTTCATCTACCGCTGAAGAATGGTCCAACTCTTATGGTTGGCCACAATTATGGATTGCACCACACCACATACCTTACATACACCCAATAGCTATTTGTGCTAATTCTGGTGCTGATGACGATGAAAATGATGCAGCTTATTTTACCATATTAACTGAACGTTCAGCACCTATGATAGACTATCAAACTATGATGCCAATAACGAGGTTGGGTAATACAATTACCGATGAGTTATCTTCTTACGGTAGAAGTTTAACTAAAGATAGTAATTTAGGTTATATAATGATGAACCTACCAGACCAAGTTAAAGAAGAGTTTGTTAGGGTATTCGAAGATTGGGTGGTTAATGAATGGGTTGAAGACATTTTACCTATAGTTGATACAGCTAATTTTAATCTATCTAATAAGATGGTTGATAACTATATGGTTAAAAAAGAAAAAGATGAACCTAAGATTAATCTACCTACTCAAGACGCTTTATTTGAATTAAAAGATGATAGAACTTCTGTTAGGGATAAATTATTGGGTGAAAAATATGTCATCATAAATTCAACACCTAAAATGTGGTTGGGTATGGGTGAATCTATTTTTAGTAGTAGTAATAAAAACTATTTCTTAATTGATAAAGAAATGTTTGATTCTTATTTAAATGCCTTTAAAATAGAATATAACGAAATTTTACCTAAGAGGGTTGAAGAATTAAATAAAGAACAGGCTGATAAGGGTGGTAGTGAAGCCATCGGTCAAACCTTATTGGAAGATGATGATGTTAAATTATCATTATATAGAACATTCAAATCAATGGCTGATAAGTGGTTATCTACAGATGCTAATGGAAAAACATTCTTTAATGTTACGGAAGGTTCTGGAGATAGTTACTGTAATAAATCAAGTGGTATTGAAACTGTGGGTAAAAATGGTAAATCCACTTTAGCTACACACTTCCAATACGTAAGTAGAACAATGGTTGATATTGGTGATGACGCTGTTATTGATATTACAAAATTAAACGAACTAAAAGATAACCTTAAAATAAGTTTATATCAGTATTTATCTGATGTTTTAACCGAGAATAATTACTTATTCTTCCCACTACCATCTTACATTAACTTCGGTACCAATGGTATGAAGACTGAGGATTTATTAGATATGTTCAGACCTACTATGAGTATGAAAGACGTTAGTTGTGGTCCTCTATTCTTATCTATGTATGTTGGCGGAAATTCTAGGGTATTGAATATTAATAATTTCGGGGCCAAGGTTAACTGTCCGATTGATTTCAACGCGTTAAGTGATGACGGTTTTGATTTGAGTACGGGTAGAAATACACCTGATGAGTTTAGACAACCAGGTAATGCGGACCCAGGTGTAACGGCTTTTAGAATTGTTTATGGTTTAGAAAATCAAAATCATTTCAAAAATATACAATTAGATCAGGCAGAATTCTCTGAAACGGGTGAGTCTTTATTAGTTATCGATAAGTTATCAAAACAAGGTGGTAGTGACCAAACGTCAAAAGGTCAAAATTTACATAATGTTTATTTAACTCGTTCATATACTTGTCAAGTTGAATCTTTCGGTAATGTTATGATTCAACCAATGACTTATTTCGATTTATTTGGGGTACCAATGTTTAACGGTACTTATTTAATTACAGAGGTTAGACATAATTTTAAACCTAATCACGCCACAACAACATTCAAAGGTGTTAGACAACCGATTGCTACTGTACCTATTATTACTGATGCGGCTTTAGCTATGAACTTATCACTTAAAGAAATTAAAGCATCTGAAAATAAAAAATCAATAAAAGATGCAAGTACGGGTGGTAGAACAAGTAATGGTACCACAAAAACTGGTGGTAGAACAAGTAATGGTACCACAAAAACTGGTGGTGGTAGTGGTGATTACGCTCCAGTATTATCAGCATACGATGGTGTGGTTATGGTTACGGGGGCTGCCGGTGGATATGGTGCACCACCTAACGGAGGATGGATTATTGTTAGATACGGACTCAACGGTGGGGATAGCCCATTTAGTGATGGTAATTATTATTACTACGTTTACGGCCACTGTAATGCTGCTGAAGGTATAGTTAAAAATACTAAAGTTAAAAAAGGACAAGTTATTGGTTCAGCTGTTTTCCCTAACTACGATATTAACGGTAATAAAGAATTTAATGGTGGTTTACACTTACATTTAATAGTTGTTAAAACTAAAGATTCTAAATGGGCCGGTGGTGGTGGAAGGGATTATATTGCCAAAATAGACCCACAATTAGTATTAAATTTAGGTGCGGATAAATCTATAAAAGGTGTTAATGATTTCCCTGCTTCAGCTGATAAATATAAATCAGCAAAAAATCCTAATGGTGACACAAGTATATCACCAGACGGATATAATCTAAGACCTTCAATCGCTCCTGAGTTGAAAGATTTCGGTAACCCTGTATCTAGTGAGAATTTACCTAGAATTAGTAGTTATATGTATAGAAAAGATCCTGTGAAAGGTACTTACTATCACGGTGGATTAGATATTGGTTTTACGAGTCCAACAAAAGGTAGTGGTGTTGAAGGTTCTGATAATGCACAAGATGATAGTTTAGCCTCATCAAATCAAAGATGTAAAACCTCTTACCCTAAACTTCCTTGGACTGAACATAAACGTACTTTATTAACATATAGAGATGCTAAAAAATATCTAAGTAAGGCCACAGATGAGGCAACAGCTAAATCAGTATTCGCAATATTGTGGGCAGAAGCTTGTCATACTAGTAACAAAAATTGTGGAGCAACACCTGAAGAAAAGGCTACACCAGCTTTTATTAGTTCGGGTAATTACAATTACGCGGGCGTTCAATCAGACGGTAATTGGGGGGATAAAGAAAGAACTGGAACTGAAAATAGATACCCATTTTTTTCATCACAATATTGTAGAAAAGATAGTGGTAATCAATATCGAGCTTTCGCTTCTTTTGAGAATAATGAAAAATTCTTAGATTTTATGATTGATAGAATTAAAGCTAAAGGATTTAATAGTAGTACTCCCGATGGTTGGACTACGACTTATGTACAAAAATGGTGGTCCCCAGGTTTAGAAGATAAAAATGGTGGTGTTGCTGCTAAAACTAAAATTTATAAAGATAGTACTAAAACTTGGGCGGATTTCCACGACACAGTTAAAATAGGTGGTGAAACATATGATAATAAAAAATCAATATTTAACACAGCTATAAATAGGTGGGATAATTTAGCTTAATCTCTATTACCACATTTAGGACCTAAACCACTCTTGACAGATTCAGGGGTGGTTAGTTTTTTCCACACTTCCCACATTTACCTGAGTGAAAAACTTTAACAGTTGGGAAAGAAGATGGATTCTTGATGTAGGAAGAAAAGAACCAAACTAAAACTTGGTTGGAAACAGCCTTATCTGTGATTTTACTCTTATGGGAATGACGGTAAACTTGATTTGTTCCACCAAAATAAGTACCAATAAAAGTATAAGAAGAATTGTTATCAGATCCTGTCAAAACAGAAACATAGAAAATGCCAGATTTTTCATTATATGTAGGAGTACCCCAACCAGCTTTACGAACACGAAATGTAAAACGGTTACCTGTGGTTTCATTAACTACAGTAAAGGTGGCATTACCCGCAAAAATAAAGTTAGTTAAATCTGAAACTGTAAGTGGGTGTATTTCTTTTTCTGTTTTCATTTCTTATCTTTATACAAAGATAAAAAAATATTTTATATAGGCAATGATTATTGTAGGAAATATAGTATCAAATGAGGGTATTACAGGTGTTCCACAAAACTTTAATGTTTTGACAATGGAAGAATATCTGAATGCTGACGGTAATGATTTACCTACTTTAATAATAGGTTGGGAGTTAGCTAAAACTAATTTCGATAAAGCATCAATACTTAGAAAAAAAATATCAGATGGACTTTATTGGACTTTTAATACAAGTGAAAAACGTGGTGTCTTTGAAGATGATTTGAAAAAATTTATTAAAAGATCCTATGATGATTTTGTAAAAGGCATAAAATATTTCAATATAGACCCAATAATGTATAAAATAAATTCTACCGAAGAACTTATTGAAAAAATCAAAAGCCTTGCGGGTGGATTTGCATATTTATATTCAGATAAAGTTGTATATGTTTATCACAACTTTAATCTTTTTTCTATCGATCTCGAACAAATAGAGTTCATCGGGTTTGATAGAGAAAAAGTACTGAGTATTTTAAAGAAAGACATGACTCAATTCGAAGGTAACGACGGAAAGGGAACAACAAAATTCAAGAATGAACTCAAGTACTTAAACATAAAATATATACCATACTTAATGTTTAAGGATGCAACAAAAAATACTACTTCTAGCCTCATTTGTTAAGGAAGATTGGATAGAGGGATTTTTACATAAAATCAAAAAGAAATTCGGGATTAAAAAAGAAAACGTCTTCTTCTTTAAACTAGAAGATGGTAGTTTCGTTTTAACATATAAGTTACGTGTCGATATTGAGAACAAAATTGACATTAAAAAAGAACTTCCTAAAACAATCCAAATACATAAAAAAGGTAATACCATTTTTACTATTAATGCTTTGAACAGATTAATTGAGGAAGAAAGTGGGTTACAAGGTAATGTCAACCACAAGGACTACCAAATAGATTGGACTAAATACGAAAACAAAATAATTCTATTAAAAGGTGATGTTTTGGAAATAAACAAAATAGAACAAGTGTTTTTACCTGAATCTTGATATTTATAAAGAAAAGTAGTCATGTTAACAGATAAAAACAAACAAAACAAAGAAAAAGATTTAAAGAAAAATTTAGATTCTTTTTTGAAGGGTAATAAACCTGAATGTAATGATGAGGAATGTATGATTAACAATCCTGAAGAGATTGTTAAAAGAGAACATAAGAAAATCATCACTAACGATGGTAGACAACTTTTAAACGAATACACACGATAATGGAAAAAAGTTTATCTAAAGATTTAAAAGAGTCTTTAAAAAGACATATAGAACTTCTTGGGTACGACCCTAAGAAAGGTAAATCATCTTTGACTGAAGTTAGAAGACACACTTACTTAGAGGAGGATGCTTACACCGATTACGCTGACGATGAAAACAAAAGTGATGAAGGTGAAGACAATGCTGACTTCGATTTTGGTGCTGATGAAGGTGGAAAAGAAGGTGGTGATGCTGAAGGTGGAGACAATGTTGACTTTGACTTTGGTGGCGGTGATGCTGAAGGTGGAGATACTGAAGAAGTTGATGAATTCGGTACAGCTGATGAATTTAGTGCAGCCGACGAACTCGAAGGTTCAAGTGATGACGTAGAAGAAATTGACGTTACTGATATTGTAAAAAGAGCTGATGACGCTAAGGGTTACGCTGAGAAAGCTGTAACTGCGGCTGAAGAAGGTAAGAATATGATTAAAGACTTGATGGGTAAGTTTGAAGCTTTACAACAATCATTATCTAAAATTGATACAGTTTCAACTGAAGTATCCTCAATTAAAAAGGATTTACAAGCACAAAAACCAAAAGAGAAATTAGAATTACGTTCATTAGATAGTTATCCATTCAACGTTAAGTTAACAGATTATTGGAATGATGTGAACGGAAAAGATAATTATGAAATCACTGACGGTTCAACACCTGACGCTCAAAGTCCAGATGGTGAGGTCAAAGTTTGGAAATTAGATCCTGATGAGGCTAAAGATTACAGTGGTGTAGATATTAAGAAATCTTTTATTCCTGAATCCAGGTCAAAAAAAAAAGTTTTAACTGAAAATAGGGTATTAGATAAAATAAAAGAGATAATCACACAAATTGGTGGAAATGTTAAAACATTTAAACAAATTTTTAACACATTAAAAGTTAACAACGTAACTGATTTAGATAAGGCCATTAACTTGGTTAGATCTAATTTAGGGTATGATATAGATGCTAACCAAACCAAAGAGGTTTATAATAATTTAAACAGTAAATTGGGCCTTTCATTAACTGAATCTGCCTTTACTAAGAGTGGGTATTTTAAAATATTAACATTAGCTATAGCTATTATGATTGGTTTTGAAATATCACGTCAATCTCGTACAGAAACTTTAACAATTAGAGTAAAAGATAAAGATATTACAACAGTGTCAACTGGAAAATCAACAGAAAGTAAATACCTTATTTTCACTGACGATGAAGTTTTTGAAGAATCAGATGAGATGTTTAGAGGTAAATTCAATTCATCAGATGTTTATAACGAATTAGAAGTTGGTTCGGTATATAGGGTTAAAGTTATAGGTTTTAGGATACCATTTTTAAGTATGTATAGAAATATTATCGAAGTGGAGGAGGATTGTAAAGATCCTAACAATTGTTTCCCACTACCACATTATCACAAGATGAAAAGTCAATAAAATTTTACAAAGATAGAAAAAAGAGGCTAAATGACCTCTTTTTTCATTTACAATAAGACAATTTTGACTTAGTATTAGACCAAGTATTATTGTTAAACAATTAAAAACAAAGAAAAATGAGTGATGTTTTAGGTGCGATTATGTCGCAGTATGAAAAAAACAAAAGCAATTCTGGTGGAGGTAAAACCTTCGAAGAAAAAGATTTCTCAAAGTATTTTAACCCACGTTTGGAAGAAGGCGAAAAAAATGGTGAAGCAACCATTCGTCTTATGCCGTCTAAAGTAAAAGGTGGTTCACCTTTTGAAGAGGGCTATTTCCACGTTATGCAGGTTAATGGACAATGGAGAAAACTTTATTGTAGAGAACATAATGACGGTGAAACTTGTCCATTATGTGAAGTAGAAAAGGCTTTAAAAGCCACAGGCAGTGAAGAAGACAAGAAAATTGCCAAAACTTACAAAGCAGCTAAGTTTTATTTAGCTCGTGTAATTGACCGTTCTAAAGAGGATGATGGTATTAAAATCTGGCGTTTCCGTCACAACTACAAAGGTGAAGGGGAGTTAGATAAAATGATTCCTCTATTCACAAAAAAGGGTGACTTATCAGACCCTAGAGAAGGCCGTGACCTTGTCCTTATGTTAGGAAGAGGTGACAAGAATAACACTAAAGTTACTTCTGTAATGGCCGAGGACCCATCAATGTTAACAAACGACAAGACCAAAGCTAACGCTTGGATTAAAGATGAAATGACATGGAAAGATATCTACAAGGCATCTCCATTAGATTATCTTGAAATTATTGCAAACGGTGAAACACCAGTTTGGGATAAAAAACTTGAGAAGTTTGTTGCTAAAGGTGAAGAAACTGTTAAGAAAGAAACACCAACAAGTTCAGCAAAATATTCAGCTCCTGATACTGATGATTCAGCTGAAGGTGAAGATGATGAAATGCCATTTTAATTTATAAACTATGTCTGACGGAAAAAAGAAATCAATAGGTAAAAAGGAGTTCTCCTTGGATGGACTTAAGGATAAATTTAGTACAAAAACTAAATATAAGGCTGATAGGTTCATTGATTTAGGACCTGCCTTCCAAAAAGCTACGGGAGTACCCGGTCCAGCTCTTGGGCACTTAAATGTTTTCTTGGGACATTCTGACACAGGTAAAACCACAGCTCTTTTAAAAAGTGCTATTTGGTGTCAACAAAATGGTATTCTACCAATCTTTATTATTACAGAAAAGAAATGGAGTTTCCCCCACGCTCAATTAATGGGTTTAGACGTTACTGAAACGGCTCCAGGTGAATGGGATGGATTTTTCCTTTTCCGTGATGATTTTGATTATATTGAACAGATTACAGATTATATAAATGAAGTATTGGATGCCCAAGCAAAGGGTGACATTCCATATGACATTTGTTTCTTTTGGGACTCTGTTGGTTCAATTCCTTGTAAAATGACTTTCGACGGTAAAGGTGGTAAGATGCATAACGCTTCTGTATTATCTGATAAAATCGGAATGGGATTGAATGGTAGAATTACATCCTCAAGAAAAGAAACACTATCGGATGGTAAACCGAATAAATATACCAACACAATTGTATTCGTTAATCAACCTTGGGTTGAGTTACCTGATAGTCCAATGGGACAACCTAAAATTAAGATGAAAGGTGGGGAAGCCATCTATCTTAATAGTACTCTAATCTTCCTTTTTGGTAATCAAAAAGGTGCTGGTACAAACAAGATTATGGCAACTAAGAACGGTAGAAAGATTAAGTTCGCTACTCGTAGTAAAGTTTCTATTCTTAAGAACCACGTAAATGGTATTGGGTATGAAGACGGTAAAGTTATCGTAACACCACATGGTTTTATTGACGATACAAAAGAGGCGGAAGAGAAATACAAAAAAGAATACTCTGATTTTTGGTCTGAAATGTTCATTAAGAACGGACTAGAAATCCAAGAAGGAGAAGACTTTGCATTGGAAAACTCTGAAACCGACATTGAACTTGAAGGATTAGAATAATGAAAATTAATTATAATAGATTAATAGAACTAAATAGGGAGGCTCTAACAGATAGAGGTGACCAATTAGCATCATTTTGGGTAATCCAATCTGGTGTAGAAAGATTTCTCCATGGAGATGAATTATCTGAAGTTCATAAAAATCTATTAGTTGATTTAGGAATTCTTATCGAATCAAATCAAGAAGAAAGAAAAAAAATTGTTGAACCCTTTAAAATGAATATGGGTAATGACAGGCCTCAAAGTAACTAAGAAAAAAGAAAAAACCAAAACACTTCTTATTGATGGTAACGTTTTAATGAAACGTTCTTATAACGGAGCTAAAAACGTTTTCTATAAGGAAAAACATATAGGTGGAATCTTCCAATTTTACACCACACTTAGAAAACTTATCGTTGATTTATCAGTTGATAAGGTTGTTATTATGTGGGATGGTGAGAGAGGTGGTTCTTTGAGACTTGATTATTATCCTGAATACAAAGGAAATAGACCAAGATTCTTTGATGAATCTTACGAACTCCAAAAATTAAGAGTTAAAGCTTACGCTGAAGACTTATTCCTTAGACAGTACGAACACCCTGATTGTGAATCTGATGATTTACTAGCATTCTACACCCTTAACCGAAAGAAAAGTGAGGAGGTTATTATCTATACAAACGATAGAGACCTATGTCAGTTAATTTCAGAAGATGTAAGTCTTTTTTTAGCTGATAAGAAAGTTTTGGTGGGAACAGGAAATTATAGTTGGTACTTCCAACATCACTATGAAAATGCTGGATTAGTTAAAATTATTGAAGGTTGTTCTACAGATAATATTAAAGGAATTGAAGGAGTAACTGAGACTACACTTTTAACACATTTTCCCGAAATTAAAGATAGGAAAATGACCTTGGAAGAAATCATGGATAAAACCAAAACTCTCCAAGAGGAAAAGAAATTAAAAGTTTTTGAATCTATTTTAGAAGGTAAAACAAAAGGACGTCATAAAGGTAATGTTTATGAGGTAAACAAAATCATAATCGATTTATTACAACCTCTTTTAACAGATGAAGCCAAAGAAGAGATTAGAAGCCTCATAAACCTACCTTTAAACCCTGAAGGACGTGATTATAAAAACGTTCTCAAAATGATGTTCGAGGATGGTGTTATGTACGCAATCCCAGGTGGTGAAAATGGGTATGTAAATTTTTTAGACCCATTTATTAAGTTAAGTAAAAAAGAAAAAACAAATTATAAAAATTCAAAAGTATGAAGAAATTCGAATTGACTTAATATTTATAATAAAAAATAAATATGATTTCTAAAGAACAAAAAAAAGCATACGATAAAAAAAGGTATGAACAAAAAAAAGAAGAAATTTTACTTAAACAAAAAGAATATCAAGAAAAAAACAAAGAAAAAATAAAACAAAACACTCTTAAACGAAAAGATGAAATTTTAGAGTATAATAAAAAATATTATATTGAAAATAGGGAGTACCATTTAGACTATAAGAAGAAGTATCAAAAAAAAGATAAATACAAAGAGTATCAAAAAAGGTATAAAAAAGAAAGAAGAAAGAAAGACCCGTTGTTTAATTTAACTTGTAGAATGAGGACTATTGTTACAGAATCTTTAAAAAGAAATACAAAAAAATCTAAAACACAAGAAATTATTGGGTGTGAAATTCCATATCTTAAAACATATATTGAATCTAAATTTGAAACTTGGATGTCTTGGGAAAATTATGGAAAATATAATGGTGAATTAAATTATGGGTGGGATATAGACCACATAATTCCATTATCATCGGCAAAGAATGAAGAGGAATTATTAAAATTATTTCACTATACAAACCTACAACCCCTATGTAGTAAAATTAATAGGGATTTAAAAAGAAATATTAATAATTAAATGAAAAATTTATGAAGAAATTTGAATTTTTACTAAAAATTAACGGTAACATAATCTGCCAAAGATATTTCGCTGTTAAAAATTTTAATCCAAAAACAGTTTGGTCTGTTTTAACCATAGATTGTGTGGAAGACTGTGTTGATATGATTCAAGGACAATTGAAAAATAAGTCTTTAGAATACCTATGGAACCAATACAATCCGTACGAGAAACAAACGGAAGACCAAATTAATAGAACACCAATTTACGACAAAGAAGACATCTTTGATTTCGAAATTAGAATTGACGAAAGAGTAGTTGCCGCTAAACGTTTCACTGGAAATGTTTACCCACAAAGAGTTCGTTATAGTGTTGATATTCGTGATTTAATACCTAAAATTATCTCCCGTATCCAAGATACTTTAGGTCAAGAAAAATTTTCTGTGGAATATAGCACAACAAAATCGTAAGAAGTATTTATGAATACACAGAACAAAAAAATGGGTAAAAATGTTACATTAGGTTATTTAGGTTACAAGTTTCAAATGGAACTAATCAACCAAATCCTACACCCAGCAAATCACAAATTTTCTGACAGAATCATTGACATCGTACATGCAAAGTACTTTGACAATGAATATTTTCGTCTCATAGTAGCCCAAATTAAGGACTACTATGAGAAGTACGAAAAAGTACCTTCATCTGATACTTTGGAAACCATTATTAAAATGGAAGTAAAAGATAAAGTTACTCAGGACTACGTTTTCGAAATGTTAAAAGAAATTCGTGAGATTACGGTTGAGGATTGGGAATTCGTTCAAAGTAAGGCACTTAATTTCTGTAGACAACAGGAACTCAAAAAGGCAAACGAAAAAATCAACAAAATTGTTGATAATGGGGAGTTCGAAAACTACGAAACTTGTGCAGAGATTTTAAGAGAGGCTCTTTCAGTTGGGTCTGAAAAAGATGACGGTACTTCCATTACGGAAAATATTGAGGCCGTATTAGAAAAAGATTTTAGACATCCGATTCCTACGGGAATAAATGGTATCGATCAATTAACCGACGGAGGTTTATCAAGAGGTGAGTTAGGGGTAATCTTAGCACCATATGGTGTTGGTAAAACAACTATTCTTACTAAAATTGCTAATACAGCCTATAATGTGGGGTACAATGTTTTACAAATAGTTTTCGAAGATATGCCAGACGTAATTAAACGTAAACACTTGGCATGTTGGTCAGGTATCGACTTAAATGAGTTGGCTGACAGGAAAATAGAAGTTTTAAATAAACACAAAGAAGTAACCTCTAACAGAACTAATGATTTGAGAATTAGAAAATTCTCTTCAGAAGGTGTAACAATGCAAACAATTAAATCCTTTGTAAGACACGAAATCTCTACAGGATTTAAACCCGACATGATTGTTCTCGACTATATTGACTGTGTTGAATCAACAAAACAGTATAGTGATGAATGGTCAGGTGAAGGAAACGTTATGAGGGGGTTTGAATCAATGTTAAGTGAATTCGGTGTGGTAGGATGGACAGCCGTTCAAGGTAACAGAAGCTCAATTAGTGCTGATGTTGTTACAGGTGACCAAATGGGTGGTTCGATTAAGAAAGCACAAATAGGACATTTTATTATGTCAATTGCTAGAACTTTACCACAAAAAGAGTCAGGACGTGCTACTATAGCTGTTTTAAAATCACGTTTCGGACGTGATGGTGTTGTATTCGAAGATTGTACTTTCGATAACGGTAAGGTACATATTGACACTGAAACATCTCAAACATTCTTAGGTTATGAGAAAACCCAAGAAGTTAAAAAAGAGTCAGAAACTCGTCAAAGAATACAAAGAGCAAAAGATTTACAGAAAAAACAACAACAAGAAAATTAATTATTAACCCCATAGGGTAGTCTTATGGGGTTATATTATTTAAACAATTTAAAAACATGGAAAACAATCAAATTATGGATGATGTGAAATTTAAAGTTGACACTAAATTTGTAGACGATTTTAGTAAAGAAATTTATGAACAAACCTACAGATATGGTGACGAAGACATCAACGGTACCCAACTTCGTGTAGCTAAAGATTTGGCTTCAATCGAAAAAGATACAAATCATTGGACTCAAGAATTTTTATGGGCTTTAGAAGATTTTAAGTTTGTACCAGGTGGTAGAATCACATCTAACGCAGGAACAGGATTAAAAGGTACAACCTATATAAACTGTTTCGTTGACGGGTTCATGGGAGAAGACCAAGATTCAATGGAAGGAATTCTTGACGCACTTAGAAGACAGGCTTTAATCCTTAAATCAGAAGGTGGTTATGGATTTTGTGCTGACGTTATGAGACCTAGAGGTGCCTTTATCGGTGGTATTGGTAATGAATCACCTGGTTCAGTGAGAATGTTAGATATGTGGGATACACAATCTGCTGTTATTACTGAAGGTAGTGGTAATAAAACCAAAAAGAAAAAAGCTAAAGTAAAAATTCGTAAAGGAGCACAGATGGTAACACAATCTGTTTGGCACCCTGATATTGAAGAATACATCCAAGCTAAACAAACACCAGGTCGCTTAACCAAATTCAACATGTCAGTATTGATTACTGATGAGTTTATGGATGCTGTTAAAAACAACCAACCTTGGAATTTAGAATTCCCTGATTATGAAACACATTCTGATGAATATAAAAAGGAATGGGATGGTAACTTAAAGAAATGGAAAGCACTTGGTTATAGTACTGTGGTTTACAAAACATACGAGAATGCTAACCAACTTTGGGATTTAATCATGACATCAACTTATACGAGAAATGAACCAGGTGTTCTTTTCGTTGACACAATGAATAAGTTGAATAATCTTTATTACTGTGAACATATTAACGCAACTAACCCTTGTGGAGAACAAATTTTACCTATCGGTGGTGTTTGTTTATTAGGTTCTATTAACTTAACACAATTTGTTGATTTTGATAAGAAAGATTGGGATTATAACAAACTTGGTAAGTTAATACCTATCGCAGTTCGTATGATGGATAACGTAAACGATAAAACTTACGTCCCACTTCCAACACAAAGAGAAGGATTAAAAAATAAGAGAAGAATTGGTTTAGGGTTCTTAGGTTATGGTTCAGCACTTATGATGTTAAAAGTACGTTATGGTTCTGAAGAAGCTCTTAACTTAACACAAAAATTAATGGATTTCTTAGCTAATAAAGCGTACCAATCTTCAGCTGTTATTGCTTCAGAAAAAGGTGCATTCCCTTTATATGATGAAGAGAAATATTTAAACTCTAACTTCGTTAAACAATCACTTTCTGAGGAAACTAAATCAATGATTAGAAAGTACGGTCTTCGTAACTCACATTTGTTATCAATCCAACCAACAGGTAACTCTTCAGTATTCGCTAACAACGTTAGTGGTGGTTTAGAACCATTATTTATGCCTTTGTATGTTAGAACATCTATCATGCCTTACGCACCTGAAGGTTTAGATAAACCAAAAAATATTGATTGGGAAAACAAAACTTACGATTCAACAACAACTTGGACTTGGATTAAAGAAGGTGATGAAAACCTTTTAAAAACTGAGTTTGGTGGTTATGTTTGGAAATTTGATAAATCAAGAGGTTTATTGAGAGAATCTTGGGTTAAAGATTACGCAGTTCGTTTCTTAGAAGGTAAAGGTGAGTGGGATGCAACAGCAACTTGGGCAGCTACAACAACTGAACTTACTATTGATGAACACGTTAAGACAATGGCTATCATGGCAAAATACATTGATTCAGCTATGTCTAAAACAGTAAACTTACCTTTTGAATATCCATACGAAGACTTCAAAAGACTTTATACTGAATTATACAACACTGGTGTTGTTAAAGGTGGTACTACTTATAGAGCTGGTACTATGACAGCTGTACTTTCAGATAAATCAAGTTCTGAAAATACTGTAGACGATAAGACAATACCTAAAACAAACGCACCAAAAAGACCTAAAACTTTAGATTGTGATGTACACCACTTAACAGTTTCAGGTGATAAATGGATTGTATTGGTTGGTTTATTAGGTGAAGACCCATATGAGATTTTCGCTTTCAAAAAGAAGAACATTAACCTTTCTGAAAAATTCAAACACGGTAAATTAACTAAAGTTAGAAAAGGTAAATATGACCTTGAACTTGATGGATTTACACTTGAAGATTTGAAAGAACTTTTTGAATCTGATGAACAAGAAGCTTTAACACGTATGATTTCAACATCGTTACGTCATGGAGCTGACATCAATTTCATTTATGAACAATTAATGAAATCTGAAGGTACTATTGTATCATTCTCTAAGGCTATCGCAAGAACTTTAAAGAAATATTTAAAGGATGAAAATTTTTCAGCTATAGCTTGTGAATCTTGTGGTTCTCCATATGGAATGACAATGCAAGAGGGATGTTACAAGTGTAAAGACTGTGGTTATTCTAAATGTGGATAATAAAAATTAACCCCCGAAATTCGGGGGTTTTTTATGCTCTAAACTTTACACTTTAGATTTTATTTTTTGTTGGTAAATTTCCTCAATAGATATTTATAAAGAAAACAAATGGCACAGGAAAGGTTCATAAATATTCAATTTCCATTCTCGGATGATAAAGATGGTAAATTCCTTCAAATGAATGATAATTCTAAGAAGGCAATCAAAGCTGACTTAATGCATTTATTATTAACTAATAAGGGTGAAAGACTTTATTTACCAGATTTTGGTGCTAATCTTAGACAATATATTTTTGAACAAAATGATGCCCCATCTTGGGATGGGATTAAAAATGAAATAAACACAGCGGTTAAAAAATATATTCCAAATTTAACTATAACAGAATTATCAACAACACCATCGGATGATAATATTCATGCCGTTGTCGTTAAGATAGATTACACAGTAACAACAGGGGCTTTCCAATCCTCTGACTTTGTAACATTAAAAATGTAAAAACTATGGCAGAAAAGAAAATTAATTATTTCGCAAGAAATTTCGCAGATGTTAGAGGTGAGTTAATTACTTACGTAAAACACTTTTACCCCGAACTCTACCAAGATTTTAATGATGCATCTATCGGTATGATGTTATTAGAATTAAATGCTGCGGTATCTGATATGTTATCTTATCACACAGATAGGATGTTCAATGAAACCCAAATTGATTACGCACAAGAAAGAAGGTCACTTCTTAATATTGCTAGAACTTTAGGGTTAAAAATACCAGGTAAGAGGTCATCAATAACTTTAGTTGATTTCTCTGTTACTGTCCCTGTTTTTGGTGACACATTCGATATAAGATACGCACCAATAGTTAAATACGGAACCCAAGTTGCTGGGGCTGGACAAATCTTTGAAACATTAGATGACATTGATTTTTCATCTCCATATAGTTCTGGCGGTATACCAAACAGACTTATAATCCCAAACATTAACGCTAACAATCAAATTGTTAATTACACTTTAGTTAAGAGGGAGATTGTAAGTAATGGGCAATCTAAAATCTTCAAGAAAATTATTAATTCCGCTGATGCAATACCATTCTTAGAGGTTATTTTACCTGACAACAATGTAGTTTCTGTAGAACAAGTAATAACTAAAGAAGGTACTTCATTAGTTACAAATCCAACAACTGCTGAGTTTATGGATAATAATATAAGATGGTGGGAAGTGGATTCACTAGCTGAAGATAAAATATTTGTTGATGATCCAACAAGAAGTACTGATAATTCAGGTATTAAACCAGGTAAATGGATTAGTATTAATAAAAAATTTGTTAGAGAATACACTGACACAGGTTTCTGTAAATTAACATTTGGTTCAGGATTCTCCGATCAACAAAATTTACAGAACTATACTCAAAATCAGTATGTCTTACAAATTGCTAACTTTTTCAACACTACAGCATTAGGGGAAATACCGAAACCTAACACAACACTATATGTTAGATATAGAGTGGGTGGTGGTAGTGCGGCTAATATAGGTAGTAATGTGATAAACAGTTTAGGGTTTGTTGATATGTTTATTAACGGACCTAATGCTACGATAAATCAGAGTGTTAGACAATCACTAAGAGTTAATAACCCTGTACCAGCATTTGGTGGGGCAGACGAACCGTCAATCGACGAAATTAGATGGATAACCAAATATAATTTCGCTTCTCAAAATAGAGCGGTTACGATTAAAGATTATATTGCTACAATGTTTAAGATGCCAGGTCAATACGGAGTACCGTTTAGAATGCAAGTGGCTGAAAATCAAAACAAAGTGGAATTTGCCATCTTAGGTTTAAACGCTGAAGGTAAATTAGATAATTCATCAACAAACACCCTAAAAGAAAATATGGCTACTTGGTTGGCCGACTATAGGATGATAAATGACTATGTTCTAATTAGAGATGGTAAGATTATTAATTTATCTTTTGATATTGATTTATATGTTGATAAAACATTTAATCAGGGAGAATTAATAAACAATACAATTAATACTATTAAAAATTATTTTGATATTAAAAAGTGGCAAATGGGACAAAATGTTTATTTGGCACAATTAATAGAACAAATTAATAATGTTGCTGGGGTTTTAAACGTAGTTGATATTAAAGTTTATAATGAAGTTGACGGTAGGTACTCATTAAATACTACCAATCAACCTTACCTAGATAACGTTACAAAACAAATCGATTTAACTGATGATTTTGCGTTATTTGGTGAATACGATACAATGTTTGAAATAAAATATCCTCAGTCAGATATTAGAGTAAGAGTTAAATCTTAATGGAAAATAACTATGTTACACAACTTATTGGTAGTAAAAGATATAAACTTGCTCCCAATACAGACACAAATTTACAGTTACAGTTAGAGGAGAAAACAAAACCACTAACTGAATATGATATTATTGACATAGTTAATCTACAACAATTATTTGAAGAAGAAAGACGAAAGACTTTTAACTATCGTTTCAACGGGAAACTAAACATCTACACCTCCAATGTATTATCGACAGGTTCTACCGCATACGTTATGGGTAAGTTTGATGATTCAGCTTGGAGTCCAATGTTTTATGGTACACCAGCGGTAACACCTAGTAATTGGGTAATGCAAATAACATACCCATCAAAAATGGATCCTTTTTACTCAATTCAGGCTAGAACACCTGTTGGTAACATTACTTCAGAAGCCTTCAGAGGGTTTCAATATCAGTTTTTAGGCTCAACAGTAGTTAATGGTAATGATAGATTAACGGTAAAGGGGGTACAATCTCATAATCTACAAGAAGGTGAGTTTATTTACCTTTATAGTAATACCAGTTTTAATCCATTACAAGGTATACATAAAATATTAAGTAGAGGTATAGATGGTGAAAATCTTAAACAAGATTTAACACTAGAAACTATTGTTAATTCCATACCTAGTGGTGTGGGTAATTTTGTTAAAATTGTGGAACCATCATTTGATGATGTTAATTTTAATAACCCACAGAATTTTAATTTCGCTACAGCAACTGATATTAGTGGGACTACTATTGATACATATGGATTAAATGAGGTAAAATATACAACAATAAACACAACCCTTCCACATAATCTATTGGTTGGGGATTTTGTGGACATAAGGTTTGGTACATCTAACATATTAAACGGTACATGGAGAGTTTATAATGTGATTAATACAACAAAATTTGTTATTAGAGCAACCATCTCCCTAACAAAAGGTTTTACTCAAAGTTACTCCCCGTTACCACAGTGGAGAAGATTAGATGGTACACCTTCCGAATATTATATAAGGAAGTTTGAACTATTAACAACTAATAGTTACGATGTTTATCCTTGTGCTTTTAGTAGTAATATATACTCAGATGTGAGTGATCCTACTATAGGGGCGGTCAATGATACGTGGATGTTTCAATTCACACAAGACGTTAGTGTTGAGAGAATTAGAGATAGTAGAAATGGACCTATTTCAGAACTTTACTATACTATTATAAGAAGGTCAGGTAAGAATCCTTACAATTTTTCACACGTAACTGCTGATTGGGATTTTAACCATGAAACAACTACAACAGCAAATGGGTTAGAATTTATATCAATTAACAATCCTTCAGGTATTGGTAGTATTGAAAAGTTTTCAGCAAGAACTGAAACTATAGGCACTGATGGTGAAATTGTTGGAGTAGATGGTGACATGTATATTGGTGATTTTATAGATTACAACAGTAAAGAATTGAGAGAAGTTGTTATCTCAGATGTTATTCACAGGTTTGGTGTTAATTCAAACCCTAACGGGGAAGGTTATTATTATAAACCTTTTAAAAAATTACAAGTTAGGAAATATTCAAATGTTATTGAAACTGCTGCTTCCGGTGAAACAATGGTTGACATCCCCGATAATTACGAAACCTACCCTGATGGTTCAATAGCTTGGAGGGATTTGTTAACAATAGGATATTTTGAAGAAGGTGTTAATGGTGTTGACTATCCATTCGTCAATGGAGCACATTATTTTTACTTTAATCATAATCTATACATAAGAAGACAAACCCCACCAATTTTAATAAACCAAGATGATGCTAGGGTTATTAGAAATATAAACGAAGAATGTTAATAAAATATCAAATACAAAATACATTTCAGTCAGTAACTGGACAAACTTTCACAGTAAGTGGTGGAACGGATGGTGGTTTATATAAATCTATAACTGTCCCTTTGGGTTTAAATTTCTTCCCTGTTGATTACGGTGAGGATGTACAAGATATTGTTGTTGCTGAGAGAAAAAAGGCAATAAATCCAACTTTTGATGCTGAAACAACAAAGTATAAATTTAGAGATGATAATAACCCTCTAGTTAATTACGGTAAAGGTTTGTTGATACAATTTAGATTTTGGAACACAACATCATCTACTTTTACAACATCTTATAGTGCAGCTGATTTTACAAATTTAGATATAAATAAAAGAAGAAATGGGTTTAAAAAAAGTTTCTTTAGATTATATTTTTACGATACAAATAGTGGTGACACGAATAATTTAATATTCACAGAAGATTTGGATGTTGGTGAAACAACACAACCAATCATCCCTTTTAATCGACTTTATTGGTTAAGAAATGATGAATATTTTAAAGAAAACAATAACAATAGGGTGGTCTATATGGATGCTAGATTCTTTAATGCAAAAACAGGTAAAGTAACAAGATTCATAAATCCACCAACATATATCACATCCCCATTGACGATAGCTCAATATAGTAATACAGGTAATAGAGATTGGAGAACAAGTGCTATTGAGTTATTAAATCCAAAATTAAATAATGGGGAATTTAATTTTAGACCTTATATGCCTTTTGGGGCTAACACACCTAGTGTGATAACACTATCTGAATTTATTATGGTTTAATGGAATACATAAGAAAAAAAGTAGGTTATGAAGATTTTGGTAGAACAACTAATTTAGTTGTTACTTCCACTACTTTGAACTTTCAGATAATGTTAAAACAAGATTTTGAAGATATTGGGATTTATACTGATGTTGAAAACCCTGTTTATGAGATTATCGATTTAAGTGGTTTATGGAATACCACAAATAGTGGTAGTGGACAAAAACCTTGTTTAACACTCAATAACTGTACAGCATCAATATCGTCAACACCAATTAGTTATTTTGGTGGTAGTGATGGTACAATTAGTGCAACAATAAACCCTGGTTGTCCTGGACCTTATACATATTCTTGGACAGGACCAAACGGTTTCACCTCTAATAGTTTATCTATTTCAGGTTTAAAAACAGGAAATTATACATTAAAAATTACTGATGGTAATTGTGATTTTTCATATGTTTCATACTATCTACAACAACCACAAGCTTTATATGTTAACATGCAATCACAAGGTTCTACAACTAATGCAACAGTAGGTTGTAATGGTACTGCAAGTATAACACCTAGTGGTGGACAACCACCTTATACATATACTTGGTACTCTTTTACACCACCGGCTTATACAGCAACAACTGTTGTTGCAGGACCTTCTACAACTATAACAGGTTTAACTGGTTTATGTGCTGGTGTGTATAGTGCACAAGTTACAGATTCAGCCGTCCCACCTGTGACAATATCTACCGTATTCACAATCACACAACCTTCCGCGGTTAGTGGTTCTGTTGTTACGACAGGAAATATTGACTGTAATGGTGGTAATACAGGTACTATTATTTTAACAGCTAATGGTGGTAACGCATTTTCAGGTTACACTTATATATTAACAGGGCCTACTGGTGTAACAAACAATACGGGTACTTTCATAAATTTACCTGCAGGTACATATAATACAACTATATATGATAGTGTTGGTAACTTCACGACAGTGGGACCTACCGTATTATCACAACCTTCATCGGTTTCGTTTACGAGTTCTAAAACAAATGTTACTTGTTATGGTAATAGTAATGGGTCTATTTTATTCACACCAGGTGGTGGAACCCCACCATATGCTGTTAATATACAAAAAAATAGTGTACCATTAACTTCCCTATCATTAACAGGTCCTTATAGTTTAACAAACCTAAATGTTGGCACCTATTCAGCAACAATTACAGATGCTAATGGGTGTACAGGTCCTTCCACTTCACAAGTGATGTACCAAAGACCCGTGTTTAACTTAACTGTACCTTCATTCTCAACAACTAACGGTTATAATATACCTTGTTTTGGTGGTTCAATAACAGGTACTTTTAGTGTTTATTACACAACAGATGGTACTACAATACCTGGTTTCACAACCACCTATCCGATGTCTTTCTATAGAGACAATGTTTTAGTTGGGACAGTATTCTCAACGTCAACTAACATAACGTTAACAGCTGGTACTCATACTATAAGAGTAGTAGATCCGGCAGGATGTAGTGTGGAATCAGAAGTTACTATTACACAACCTGCAATGCCACTATCTATTGTTGGTGGTATAGATTATATCGGTGGTGTAACTGGATGCACATCATGTGGTACGTCTGAATGTCGCCAAGGTATAGTTAATGTAAATGGTGGTGTAGGTCCTTACACAATAACTTGGACAATGACACCTACAATCGGAGCTCCACTTTCTTGGGGTTCAGGAATAACATCAAACAGATATTGTGCTACAGAAGCCTCTTATACATCGTTGAATGTATTGGTTACTGATGCTAATGGATGTACAGTAACAGACTCAATTTTAGTATGATAACAGGGTTTACATCACATAAACTAGATTTAGTTAGTACATATGATAAAAATAACCCATTCCAAATTGGAGTTAATGGTGTTACAAATGTTGAATATGATCCAACTAATTTAACAGCAATTACTAAAGTGTACTACACAATTGGTAATGTTGACTATATTACTGATTATAGAAAAAATGTCTCAATAAGTAATAGTAGACAACCTTATGGTTCACAATTCCCTACTATTTTTAAAACCACAATGTCGGGTTATGATTTTGATGACTATTTTTCAATAAAAGAAGAGGCTAAAATGGGATTAGTTTTCCCTCCAAAAGTAAGTAACGAGCTATTTATAGAAAGGATGAGTGTGGCGGTTTTTGAACGTCATTCTAGACTTTCAGAAATTAAAACGTTAGACGGATTAATAGAATATAGAAACGGTTATTATAATATAATAGAAAATAGATAAGATATGGCAACAGGAAATTACGGTATAGTTAGACCATCAACAGCAGGTCCAGATGATATGGAAATTTATTTCACATATGCACCTTCTCGTGATACTAAACCAACAATACCATTACAACAATTAGTACCTAGTCAAGTAATATCTAGGTTTAATCACCCAACACCTAACGCAAACGGTATTCCGTTGTTTGACGGTTTATATAACCTACAACTACCAGTGGCTAATTTTTCAACTAAAGGTATATACACAGTTATTATTAAACCAAGAGAAATTAGAACAACAATTACCGATTGTGGTGTTTTAGCGGCATTCCCAGACGTTAAGGGACTTGTGTTAGACGCTAATCAATTAGGGGTACAAGATGCGAGTAGTCTTGTTGGTTATAGGATAGAATATTATGGTGAAACTGGTAGTAGAATACCTAACTTTTTTAGAATTATTACATCAGCTAACAGGGTTGAACCTGTAAACGCTAATTTATCCAATACAACGCAAAAGGCAGTTAGATATCGTTTTAACGATACTTCTAATTTAATTTTTTGTACTCTAACACCTAGTTCAGCACCAAATGTTAAACCAAATCAATTTCCTGACATTGGTGTACCTGGACAGGCTATATCCATCACTAACACCTTTTTCAATCCTGTTTGTTTAGAAATTGACATGGTTGAGTACGATATTGAAACGTTGGCTTACGGTATTTACGGTAACCAAATTAAATCTATTGTTGACGGTAAATACACCATCTACGACTTCCAAAATCGTATTTATAAACAATATAACTTATACGAAGTTCAAGACCAATTCAGTGGTGAACCACTACACGAAGTACGTCAATTGGTTAATAACATTGATTTCAGTAAAGATTTTAACACAATCACGAATATTCCAAGTTTATAATGGGAACAGTTAAAGTAATACCTCGTTCATTAACGGATGCATATAAAAGGAGAGAGGGTGACTTTTCCCCTAATCTAGTTGGTTTTCAATTTACCGACGGGGTATCTCTTTTCACGTTCGGTAACTTCCAAATTACAACCAATTTTGACTCTAAGATTAATAAGAATTTTACCTTAGGGGGTCAGTGGTCAGATTATTATTCTTTAGATAATTTAAACCTAACTGAAAGTCAGTCTGAACTTTTAATGTCTAATGATTTATTCATTAAACTTAATTTTGACATAAATAAAATTAATAGATATGTTTATTTCGGTAGTTTCCATGAGTTTGCTAGAGTTACCATCGAACAAATAATCCAAAAATGGAAGGGTTCTTTATATTTAAACCCACAAATTACTAATACGGCGGTCAATACGGTTCTATCTTTCAGTTATGATAATGGAACTGATATATCAACGTTTTTAATACCAAAATCTGTCGTCCAAAACCCGTTTGAATTAATAACAGCGGATAACCAAGATTTTAGTAATCTATTACCTAGTGACATCTTTAATATATCTAGAGATTATAACAAATATGTTATATATAATAACTACGGCGAATTCAATGTTGTAGGTTACACTGGTGACACAACATCATTTCCTTATTTGAGGGTACAAACGGAAGGTAATCCATTTCCGTCTTTAAGTGCTTCAACATTTGGACAATTAACCTATCATTTTAAACCTAATAATACTGAAGTAGAGTTATTTTTTACAAACCTAAGTGATTTTGAATCTATCTTATTAAATAGATTAACGGTTCCAATATACACCTCTTCTTTTAGTGTACCACAAGAAGCTGATGGATTTATAGTTTTTAATCAAAAAAGATTAACATGGCCAATTTCTGATGGGTATAACCTAGATATTAGTACTCGTGATTATGGTTTATATGTTGAAGAAATGCTTAATATGGCAAATCTTTTCGATCAATACAGAACCGATTTGGTGGCTAGAAAGTTTGTTGCCGAGTCAATCCATGAATATGATACAGACGGTGGTGGTAGTGAAGTTACAGGTAGAAAGGCTAATAAATTATTAAGAATTTATGGTAGAGAATTTGATGAGGTTAAGAAATATATTGATGGTATATCATTCGCTAATGTTGTAACATATAATAAATTAGATAACACCTCTGATGAATTAATTAAGATAATAGCACAAAATTTAGGTTTTGATGTTTTACTAACAACTGGTACTGATAATTTTAATTTATTGGAACAGATACAACCTTCTTTTGAAACACCTTTTAGTGGGTACTCAAGAAGTTTATCATCTAAAGAATTAGATATCGAACTATGGAGAAGATTAGTCATTAATGCTTGGTGGTTGTTTAAATCTAAAGGAACTAGAAAAGTTATAGAATTTTTCTTCAAGTTGTTTAACATACCACAATGTATGGTATCACTTGATGAGTACGTTTATATAGCGTCTAATAGATTAGATATCGATAAAGTATATGACCAATTAATAACCATATTTGAATTAGCTGGGTTAAATGTTGATGATGTTAGATTATCTAACTATCCCATCGATATAGATGGTTTTCCAAGGGTTTTACCAGAAACTAATGACAATTACTTTCAAATGGGCGGTTTTTGGTATAATGGTGGAAATGAATCTACTGTTGGTAATAACCCACATATCGGTCCATATGATTATGGTAAATCATATTTTTCACAATTTGAATGTTTTGTAAGTGAGTTTGATTCATTAGCAACTGGTTCAACAACAGTAAGAGTTAATGAAAATCACTTCAACAATTACAATGAAGGTAGTTTTATCTTCGATCAAAACGGATTACCTGTTCCTTATTATGGTACAGGATATGCAAACACCTTAAACACTAACGGTTCTGTAGTTAACGCTGTAGTTAATTCAGCTGGTCTTACTGCTATTGGTGGTAACAACGCACCAAAATACGGCGTACCAAGTGGTGATACGTATTCAATGAAAATTAATTTCACAACTGGTCTTAAATCGATATGTGAACCTTGTTCTTATAACTTAATCTATGGTGAGGACGGTATAGTATATATTAGGGGTGATAAAGAAACTCCAAATAAACCTCTAACCGACCAAAAATGTTGTCAAAATTATTGGTTACCAATGGCAACATCCAATTCATCAGTTGTTTGCCCTAAACCAGATCAATTAGCAATTACCTCACCTGATAGTCCTTTTGGACCTTGTGTGGTCTTAGATATGTCAAATGAGAAGGCAACAGTATCGGTATCACAAAGTTGTTGTAACAGACAAACATTGGGCTTTGATGTAGTGTGGGATGGTAGAAATTGTGTTGATGCTAATTGCATTAAAAGTAGTAATGGTACACCACAAATAGCTGTAGCTGTTGAAGCACCTATAAAACAACGAGATTATACCATTATTGAGATGGCGGCTATAGGGATAGAACCACCGGCTGAAGCAATAACATATGCTTGTTATTGGTGTCCACCTGATAATTCAATACAAGTGGTATGTAGTGTTGACGAGTATTTAAATACTTTAACTGACACCCAAATAATTAACACAGCTATTAGTTTAGGTGCGACACAACCATCTCTTGATGAGGCAACCTCATTCATTGTTAAAGTTTATACTAGATTTTTTGATAAATACGGATGTTTTATATTAGATGGTGATGATAAACCAATAACTAATAGTGTTTGTTGTAAGATGAAAGGTGGGGTTTATACAACAATCAACGGTAGTGGATATTGTGTTAAGCCATTACCTAATCCTTGTGATGGTGCTACAATATTAAATGGAAATCATATTTGGGTTAATAGTGATGGTAGTTTAACTTCATCTGATTGTTGTACATCATTAGGTGGTATTTGGACGGATGGTACTGTTAACATAGCTAGTGTTGGTACAATGCAGGATTATCACGCAACATCTTACGTTAATCAATTCGGATTAAAACAATATTGTACTAATTGTCCTACTGAGATAATGTTTGTAGAAGATTGTACTACATTACCTTGTAATTCTATAGTTAAAGATGGTCTAAGTGGGGCTGATTTATCACAACAATGTTGTACTGACTACGGTTTTAGTTGGAATAATAACAAGTGTTATGTTTGTCCGGCAGTAGTTAACACATCTAGTGTTTATCCATATACTATTACTAACTTAAACGATAGTAATTTAACAGAATATTGTTGTAGTGAAAAAGGTGGTTGGTACGGTTTACCACAATTATTAAATGATGTAGGTGAACCATATAACCCTGGAGTTAAAAAGTGTTACCAATGTCCACCAACGTTCTATTATCCAATAGAAAGTAGTACAACCGCAGTTCAAAATACAAATTATAGTATTATTAATGGTGAGGTATTATACGGTGGATTATCATTATCACAAACTTGTTGTAATAACTATAACACTGAAATTGGTGGGGTTTCATTTGATGTAGCATCACAAAAATGTTTAGTGGATGTGCAACAAGAACCTACTTCACAACAATTCACATTAAAGTTTGGTGATACTAGTTGTGGTACTACAGGCAGTGCGAGTGGAACTCAAACTAGAGGTGCTTGGATTATAAATCCGATAGGAAGTATTAGTTACGCATCAGACGGGGTTTATATAACAGTGTATGTACCAATCGGACAAACTCCTTTAACATCACCTATGTTTATGGATCCTAATTTGACATTTTATGTAAGTCCTAATTCAACATTTAATTCACCTAATGGAAGATGGGAAAGAACATTTGAATATAATAATAATGTTTATAATCTTAATTTTGGTTCATGGTCTTGGACACTCCCAACCCCTGTTTCACCTTGGCCAACCCCAACATTAAAAGGGCAGATAGGATTAAATTGTAGTGGATTTTAAAATATTATTATATAAAAAAACAGATTAAAAAATAATTATAGGTAATGGCACAAATAGTATACGCAAGTAGTATCTTTCAAAAAATAGGTTGTATGGACCCATTAGCATCCAACTATGACCCTACTGCAACAGAACCTTGTAACGGTTGTTGTGAATATGGTCAAATTGTAGTTGGTTGTCTCGATCCTCTTGCTGTGAACTATAATTCTTCCGCTAATGCTGGTCCGGCAAATTTTGATACAGTATATAGTCCTCTTGATTTACCAGTGGTATGTGAAGGGCCTTATCAGATTGCTATTGATGGCCAAGTTCTTGGTGTAACATCGGTTGATTGTTGTAACATAACAGCAATAGGTCCTGTTGCTGAAGGACATGAATACTATTGGGATGGTAGAAATTGTTATTACAGACCAATAATAGAATGCCCTGCTGATATTGTATGTGTTGATTGTAATAATTTTGATTGGTGGAATGATACTTACATCGTAAATCACGGAGGTCAAAGTTTACAAACATCAAACCCAGTTTTGTGGCAACACCTAGTAGATGTTGTAACTAATAGTGGACAAACATTTTATGTACAAATATCTACAGGTAATTTATTAGATGTTGATTGTTGTCCTGGTGTTTGGGATAATGGTGTTTGTTTTTGTAATCAAGTAGTTGAAGAAGACTATGAACCTAAATGTATAAACACTTTACAACAGTTTTTAGATTTTTATTCAACAACTGAAGGATATAACTATCTTGTTTCAAACGCAACATCTGTTGGTGGTGGTTTAGGTTTAACCAACACACAATTTAATTTTGTATTAGCTAACTTATTTAATTCAAACGATAACAACGGTAATGGTGTTTCAGATTTAACTGAGGCAAGACTTTTAATTACTAACGCTTTAAGTGTTACTGGTGGTTTTTATGTTAATTTTGGTACTATCACTAACAACCCTATTGTAGTTACAAAAGGTATTTGTGACAGTATTGGTGGTTATTGGGATACATCATCTAGTCAATGTATGTGTCAACCTGTTGTTGATCAATGTGAAATTGATATAACACAAGTACAGGTAATTAGCACAACCGATTTCTATAACAATCCAATACAAATTGTTGGATATAAAGATAAAGATGAATACATCGGTGAAGCTTGTTGTAATAGGTTAATAAAAGATTACAACTTACCTTGGGAATGGCAAAGTCCTTGGTGTTATGCAGTTCCTAAAGAAGATTGTCTACCAGTTCAATTTTCATTGAATAATGAAAATATGACTATACCTGCATGTTCTAATAGTTTAGAACTTTCTATGTGGGTGTACTTTGGTAAACCATCAAATCCTTGTCAACCAATCCCTGATCCACCAGATGATGATATAATAGTTATTGATGGTGAGGTTTGTGATATTACACTAACCCCTAATACAGGTGTGATTGTAACAACTGGAACCACAGGTGGTGGTATAGAAGTCGGTCTTGGGACTGAATTCGTACAAAGAAGTATAAGGGTTGTTGATTCTGGAACCCCTGTTGAACCTGTTGGACCAATAGGTACCGGTCAAAATAGTATTACTTGTTGTTATAGTATTTTTAACCCTATTTTGGCTAGAATTACTACAACCGATCCTTTATTAAATGCATCATTAGTTCAAGTAAAAGAGTACAATTCTAGTACTGATTATTTTGATAAATGGGTACAAATTAAAGCAACACTACCAACTTCTGGGTTAACATTAAATTTTGGAATTTATTTAGAAATCTATCAAGGTTTAAATTGTTGTTGTAATTATGACATCTTCATTGATGATATTAGAGTTGATTGTCCTAAGGATGAATCACTAATTACTTACAATAATGTACAATGTCCAGGTTTTGAAATTACAAGAGTAATTGATAATAAAAAATCTTGGGTATACAACCCAGGTACTCCTTTGGTTGGTATATCAGAATATGATAACATAGAAAGAGGGGATGGTGATTTTGGTATGTTAAATGGTGAGGGTAATATTAATAGAACCTTCGCACCTAGTTTAGATGCTGATATACCTTGGAGATATACAGATTATTGGGTACAATCTAGTGTTTTAGAAAGACATAGTAATCTAGTTTTAAATTCAAAAGAGTTAGGACTTACATTCGATATGTGTGCTGATTGTCCAATTAGTGGTACAACATTGGCATGTCCTAGTGGTTATACATTATCTGCGGGTACAACAGTTTGTTATCAAACAATAAATTATGATTGTAACAATAATAATTTAGTAGTTAACGGGACTTTTGATGTTAGTACTACAGGATGGACTATAACTCCTATTACTAATTGGGTGTGGAAGGGTGGTTCGGCTTTGTATACTGGAGTTGATGAAGGTGGTTTTCTACAACAAGATATTCTAACTTCTGGGGTTACATACCAAATATCTTTTGATTTATATTGGGATTTCGCTGACCCTCCTTGTGGTAGTGTTGGTACCTATGTACAAGTATATGCTGGTAATGTAACATCTTCATCTATTTACGTATCTGGACATACAACAGTTAGTTTAACTTTAACTGCTGATAATGTCACTTTCAGTATTTTCGCTGTTGATGCTTGTTCACCAAATGGGGTTATATATGTTGATAATATTTGTGTAATACCAGCAAGTAGTACAATAATAACAACATCTGCAACAACAGAACCGACTGTAACATATTTAAACCTTTACGATTTAGAGAACTATAAAAAGACCTTCCAAAGTTTCTGGATTCCATTCATGGAACAATTTATTCCAGCAACAACTATTTGGGTGGCAGGTGAAAGATGGTGTAATGAACCTTGTACTATCATAGATGTTTGTGATTATGATTTTGAATTAACTGAGGCTGAGATTTCAATAGAACCTATACAACCAGGGTTCTTACCTTCAACACCAAGAAGTGTTGGAAGTAGTGCGATGCCAGTACCAACAACATCTACATCAACAACAACATCTAGTTCGGAACCGACAGGAAGTATACCGACAGAGACACCTTATATAATGCCAATAAAAGAACTTGGATTGGTGAGAGAAACAGTATTGATACCAACAACAGATCAGTTAAGTGTTGACCTTACATCATCTAGGTTTAGATTTAGCGACGTAACAACAGAAATAGTAACATAATGGGATTTTTGTGTAATAAAAAAGAAGAAGAAAAGGTAGTTTCTTTAACGTTGATTAAAGAAAACGTTCTACTAAGTGACTTAGGTTTAAGTAATGTTTATAATATTAATCCTAGTGTTGAATTTTGCTCTGAAGTTTTTAGAAGTCCTGAATTTATAGTTTCAGGTGCTGTAGAATTAGTTTCAGGATTAACTTCTACGTTAACTGGATGTACTACAGGTGATACTGCTGTTTATAATTTCGACTACACACCAACCTTTGATATAAGTGTTATAATTACGGGTGGTACTGATTATACTGGATATACAGGTAATTTATGTTATAAATTATTTGATGGTTCTAGATTTATAACTAGTGGTGCAGCAACAAGATTAGTCGGTGAAAGATTAAATTATTGTACACCATTTAGTGCTATAACAAGTAGTACTATCACACATAATTTTACTCAAGGTTCGGTATTACCAAATACATGGGGTGATTATCTAATGAGATTTTATTACACATTCGTATCTAAAGATTGTAATGTGGGTTACGGTTTTAACACTTGGAATAGTTCTGTACAACTTAATACAGTACAAAGTGAAGATAGATACTTTATAACTGTAGTCGATCCACCAGAACCAATTTTACCATTACCCGAAGGAAAGGTTTTACCTAATTATGTTTTGGTATCTGAAAGATTGTTATTTAATGGCGTATCATCTCAAATGAGTTTTCAAGCTATTAACGGTAATTTAAATTATTGGATTTTAGGTGGTTATCCACTAAATAATGAAGTGTTATTGACTGTAAATGGTATCACGTTAAAACAAAGTTTTAACGGCCCAACCGAAGGAGATTTCCAAATAATAGATAACGGATGGGGAACGCCTAAAGTTGTTGAGGTTTTTGGACCTATTGAGGGTGGTAATGTAATTAGACCTAGTGATACGGTTGTTGCAACATATATTAATGCACAACCTAATTCATGGCCTATGAGTTTTGAGAGGTATTTCATGGATACAATCCTTATTGATGGTTTCATTTTTGATGATACTGATCATTATAGAACACCAGGTGATAATACAATTAATGTATGTACCTTATCATGTCTTACACCAACACAACAGATGTTTACTACTAGAGCCATCAATAGTGAATATAGTATTAAAGTATATGTAAATGGTGTTGCTTTAACGGAAGATAGAGAGTTTTTCTTATCAACTTTTGATGGTAGAATCAACTTTAATCCTGATTTTGTAACACTTAGAGTTGGGGATATTGTCGGTTTATTAGCCTACTCTAAACCAGATAACGGTGATTATGATTATGGTACAATAGATAGTAGAGATTTCACAGTTAATTGGTCAATTAATGAACAATTACCATCTAATGTCACAGGTTATTTTAACGTGAAATTATACGATGAAGATAGTAATCTACTACTATACCAAAATTCCAATGTCCCATACTTGAGAGATCAAGTAAATTATTCTTCTTCATTTACAAATTTGTCAGTCAACGTTAAATATAAAATTGAAGTTGAATTTAAAGTCAATTATTATGCAAAAATGGATAACAGTGTTTCAACATGTTCTTTCGCATATGGTTACTTTAATACCAATAACCCTAAGTTATTATATAGTACTTAATGTCTAATCAATCAATACGAATAAGAACTACACCTGGTAGTAGTAAAAATATTAGGTTCAAATTAGATCAAGACTTTGACTTTCTTGAGATATTAAGTCTCAAAATTAGTCAGGAAGACTTGTACCAACCATTTTGTGCCAATTACGGTGTTGTTGTTGGTCGTGTAATTGCAAACAAAGGATTTGGTTTGCCTAATGCAAAGGTATCAATCTTTATTCCTATTACAAATGAAGACCAAAAAAATGAATTAATCAAGGACCTTTACCCATTTAAGACACCTTTTCAAAAAAATAAGGATGGTATTAGATATAATCTTTTACTTTCTAAATCAACATGTCAACTAAACACTCCAGTTGGTACATTCCCAACTAAAGAGGAGGTTTTAGATAATGATATAGTGTTGGAAGTCTTTGAAAAATATTACAAATACACAACTAAAACCAACAATGCGGGAGATTTCATGATATTTGGAGTCCCTGTTGGACAATATACGATTCATATGGATTTAGATATGAGTGATATTGGAACAGCAAGTGTTAGACCTTACGATTTAATCGAAGAAGGTTACCCTGAAAAACTCTTCAAATCGAGAGTTGAATTTAAATCCTCAACAAATCTAGACTCATTACCTCAAATTAAAACAGGTAATAGGGGTGTTGAAGTAATACCATTTTGGGGTGATTCAGAAACCTGTGAAATTGGTATTACAAGAGCTGATTTTGATACTGGTTTAGAGATTAAACCTAACGCTTTATTCTTTGGTTCTATCTTTACTGACTCAGGTAAGATGAACTTAAATAAAGGATGTAACCCAAGAAATGATATGGGTGAAGAGGATGAGTTAAGAACTGGTGTTGGTCGTATCGAAATGATAAGGGCCTCAGATTATGACTTATTAGAGTGGGTTAATAACGATAAGATAGTACCTACTGAATTAGAAAATTTTACAGTTAATGGTGGTGATTTAATTGATGAGAATGGTACGTTTGCTTATGCGGTACCAATGAATCTTGGTCATGTAATTACCGATGAGTTTGGTAATTTAGTTCCTTCAGCTGACCCTTCTGTGGGTATAGCGACTAAAGGTTTATATAGGTTTAAGATGAACTTTGTTGAACCTAATGAGAACCCTAAATTTAGAACTGCACACATATTTTTCCCGAGTTTGGGTAGAGATTTTGGTGGAACTTTAGGGTCTGTTAATGGTAGTACACCTGGTGGTACGGAAGACCAAAGATTTACTGATGATATTAATGCATATAGAAATCCAGAATTAGATTTCCATTTATTTGAGTGGAAACAACTTTATACTATTGCTCATTATATTAAAAAATATAAAAAGGGGGCTAACAGGTTTAGTCATATAGGTATTAAAAATACTGATGTTAGTGCTGAAACTAACTTATTCCCTTTCACTAATGCAATATGGAAGTTTGATATTATATACTACATTATTGCTTTTATTATAGATAAAATATCTTTTATACTGAAACTTCTAATAATATTAGTAAGTCTATGTATAAAATTCTGTGTTAAGATAAGGTTTTATTGGAGTTGGGATGGCCCCACCTTGGTTAAGATAAGTTTAGGTTTTACCATTGATTTCACTTTAGTAGATTTCTGTTATCAAATATGTCCATTTGCTTGGTTAGGAGGGTTAATCCCTCAGTTCCAACTACCTTGTGAGAACGCACCAAACGGTGAGGGATATGATATCCCACCAAGTGGTGGTACTTGGGCAAGTTGTAACCCAGCAAGTTGTGGTGGAAGTACTTTAGGCTGTAGTTGTCAAGGAAATCCATGTTCAGGATGTGATACCTGTGTAAATTTAGACGTTACTGGCACTAATTTAGGAAATAACCCATGTTTACAAGCTCTTTTAGATTGGAAATGTTGTGTTAAATTAAACGCAGCTGAAAATAGAAATGTTATTAGAAGAGTGTTTAACGATGCTTGGGTATTTGGAACAGCATACTTATTCCAATTTAAGTATAAGAAAAATAGAAATGGAAAAGAGAAATTCTGTGGACCAGGAGCCGACCATTTAAGAGGTGATAACTATAAGAGTAATAAATGTTGTATTGATACCGATGGTGGTGACCAATGCGCAAGATGTTTATTGAGAGGCCCTAATACAACAAAGGGTCATCCTTATGTTGGTGTTGGTAACTATCATGAAGTTTGGCACAATAGCGCAACAACATCAAAAGAAACTGGTGCTACCGATATAGGTGATATTATATATTGTAACGCATTGTTATCAACTAAAATTGTGTCATTAGGTAGGATTGAAATGTGTCAAGAGACTTTAGAACAAATCGAAACCTCAATTCAAGCTAGTCAGGCATTAAGTGAGTATACACAATCAGCAACATTCTTTACGGGTACTTTCTTTGAAGATGGTTGGGATACTAATTATTGGGTGAATTTCTTAAAGGAAAGTTCATATGAAGATCCAAGAGAAGTTCTACTTTATTTAGCAAAAACACAAACTAACCCACCTTGTAGTTTCAGAGAATTATTTTGGGGACCAGGAGGATGTCACGAGTTTGAGTTACAAGACAATCCGTATTTCTTTATGAAAGAAGTATCTAAAATTTACACAGACATTCAATTATCAGATACACCACCGCCAACACAAGATGAATTTAATCCACCTGGAGTTTCTAACCCTTACGGTGATTTAGTTAACGATCCTAATAATTACGGTGGGTTTGTGGTTGATAAGGATGTGGCTAGTAGATTTAGTCCTTGTGGAGGTAACCCATCAAATTGTGTTGGTAAACCTAACGATAATTGGACTAGAGGTGTTTCACCCATCACACCAACAAGTCCAGACCTCAATGAGGCTGATAATGATGGTTGGGATAGATATAATGATAGAAACAACAGAAACAACCCAAATACTAGGTCAAATATACCATATTACTATTTTGGTATCATCCCTGGTAAAACAGCATTAACTAAATTAAAGAAGGACTTCTTCTTTGAAAAATAATATAAAAAGATAATATAACGATATTTATAAAAAAAAGTAGAAAGTGAGTTATATAGATAAAAACAGCAATACAGTAATAAGTGCTAGACTTACAAATGAGGGTAGATTACTACTTTCTTTAGGTCTACTTAACTTTGACACATTTAGGTTAGGTGATTCAAATATTGATTACACCACCTTAGGTCCGACATATGATATTACATTGGAAAATATTATAAGAGCTAAGGCTGAAAATCCTGATATTAAAACACCAATATTACCTACTGCAAATGCAACTAACACTTATGTTAGTATGCCTAGTCAACCCCCTGTAATTTTACAGACCTTAATTCAATCACCAAGACTTGGTTTCTTTGAATATGGTTCAGGTGCAACTATTGAGTACACAGCCTATACTGATACTGTTTGTCATGTATTACAACCTGATGCGGTTATTCCTTTAGCTGGTTTAACAGGTGGTACTTCTATTCCTATTAGACAATCAGGTACTTATGGTTCAAATACTTATGAACCTAAAATCGGTGACCTATTAATGGTTAAGATGAGTAATGATGAATTGTCATTAACACAGGCACCTAATGTTGTAGATTTAACAGTTCCAGTACCTTATCTATGGTTTCAAGTACAAGATATTGTAAGCGGTACTACTTTAGCATCTAACGATTTACAAATTACTATAGATAGAAATTTTGCTAGTTTCCCATCTTATGTTGGAGCAAATGAAGCACAAGTAATTTTCTATCCATTAGGAACAGGAACTACGAAAGACACTTTATTTAGTGATGGTGGGTTCTTTAGTGGTGGTTGTGTATGGAACATGAACAATGTTTGGTCATACCCAATTCCAGGAGTTAACCCTTCAACACATGAAACTTTCGACGACTACGGTTCAGAAACTTATATAGGCACAAAAGAATATTTTGGTTATACATCTGAGATAGGTTATCTATATACGGCTAATACGGCTTGTAATATAGTACCTTCTGTTAGTCTTATTCATTATACTAACAAAGAAACTTGTGATAACCAAAGTGAACAAAAATATGGTCAGAAATTCTATATTGACACTACCATTCCTGATTCACCTAAATTAATCTTACCTACTTTAATGTGGCATAAAGAATATAGTGCAACAACAATAGGACAAGTATTTAGTGGTTCAGGTAGTATGCAATATGTTACATTATCTGGTAACACAATTTATCCAGCTCCACAACCAAATTCAATGGAGAAAAATGTTTATTACTATGACTTAGTAGACAAATATAGTAATAAAGTTGGTCGAATTTATCCTGAACTTCATATGTTTAGTTTAGATAACCAAGAACTTGTGGCAGCACTTTCATATAAATCAAATAGAAATTGGACACTTCCAACAGCTAATACACAATTAGGAAGTTTAATTGACGGTATTGTTGATGGAACTGAAGTTGTATATATAACATACATGTTAGAAAGTACTTCAGGGTATACAAGTGGTTTACACTGTCAAAATATTGTTTGTGTAACAACAGAAACAGAAGACTGTGACTGCAACCCAATTGATAGTAAAACAATTAAGGTTACATTACCAAACGAATTCCCATACATGAAAGTTAGTGGTGGTACTGGTTGGTACGCAGATAAATTCTATATCTTAGCTCAAAAACAACCTTTAGGTACTTACCCAGATCCAACTCAATGGAAATTGATGGACTACACTTCTGACATTGTTGGACATACACTTGGTACAAGAATAGATCCAAATAATTTAGTGGTGTCTGAATTTGAGATAACTAACACTGACTATCTATCAGGTACAACTTATGATTTGAGTAATTTCATTAAGATACCACAGATAGCTGAATCAAATTATCTACAATTTGGTGATGAAAGATTTTTATATGGTAACGTTGAAGCAACTGGTGTTACAAACAAGTATAGAACAAAATTCGTATTTGCAATTCCACCAACAATGTTCAATTGGTCGACAAACCCAACATGGGCCTCATCTGGACAAAAAGTTCACATCGATGAAATTCATGTATACGGTTCACCAACACAATTAGGTAATAGACCTTTAGTTGCGGTTGGTAAAACAAATCTACCTATTGAAAAAATAACAAACGCTACCATATTAATTGAAATAGCTTTTGATTTATAATTATGGCTTTTATAAATGGCAACCCAAACTCACTTAATTTTGTCCTCACTAAAGAAGGTAAGAAATTATTAATGACAAAGGGTTTAGTAAATGAAATATTTTATTATAGTCTATGGAATGATAACTTTATTTATAGTTTAGATGTTCCACCTGATTTCATGCCAGATATAAATGGTTCTGAGAAGTCAAAAGTAGATTTAATAAATAATAGATATGAAATAACAACTAAATAATGGCTAATATTACACTGTATACAACAAAATATGGAGCTGAACTTTTAGGTAAGAAAGGTTGGTTAGATACTATTCAGTATTTTTCTTTAGGAGATTCTGGAAGAAATTATGCTGTAACAGGTGACCAAACAATTATCCCATCGATAGCTGGGTTAGATGCTTTAACACCTAAAACAGCCGCATATTGTTCAAAAGCTGGTTATCAAGGTATGATGACAAATCCTACCACACAAGAAATTCAAGATTTAATTCAAAATGGGATTGTTTTCTTTAATAAAGAAGATTGTGCTGACGAATTTAAAGACCCTAACTTAACTGTGAACTTCCATGTTATGAGATGGATTAATTATCTTAACCACGCTCTTACTAACGGGTATTCTTTCGATATGACAGAAAAAGTAACGATGGATATATTTGACTATATAAGTCTTACGGTTAGAGAAAAGAATTTTACAACAGGTACTTTTGACGATATTAGTAATACTACCGATTTTAAAATTAGTTATGTTTTCTCATCAAAAGAAGATATCAATAGATATCGTTCTATAAACCCTTTATTTATGAGAGTTGATAAGGGTGGTGAAAAATATCTTTATGAAGGTTTTGGATCAACTAGATTTTGGTCACCCCTTAGGCTTGGTGCGACATCAGCTTTAGTTGGTGGTAAACAAATCGATGGTACTAATTTAAGAATTAGTTTACAACCTGATTATTGGGGTTATAATACTAATTTTGGTTTTGTAACTAATTTTGAAGAAGTTGAATCTAAAACTGATTATTATGATTGGATTTACCCGGCAATGAGTATTGGTGGTACGATTTATGACTTAAGAAGTAATAAATTATTATACAATACCAAATCTAAGGACCAAATAGGGTATTTTATGAATTTCTTCAATACTAACGGTCAATCAGCATTAAAAGGTTTAACAGATAGATTATATCTTTATTTCAAATCTAACGGTCAGTTAGTTGATGGAAAATATCAAGTACCTTTAAATTTTGATATGACGTTAGAAAATAGAACTATAAATAATTTAAACAAAATTTATGGTAATAAACTGGTGATTAATTTTATTTTAGATCCTACGGATTCTTTAGTACCATCATCAGAAGGTGAAATTATAGAATTAGTGTAATGGCAAAATCAATCATACCAAGTTACTTATTAACTTATAGATACCCTGATAATGAATATTCAGGAACAATAACTGACAAGAACTTTTTACTTTCATCACAAAGTAGAGTTTTTATTTCAAAAACAAATAAAGAGGCACCAACAGTAAATGTCCAAATACCTGGAGCTGAAATGAATAATTTATTTGCGGTGGGTGATGAAAATAATGCGAAATTAACAACATTATAAAATGTATAAAATAGATAAAACAAGTATTGCAACAGTAAAAGATATTTCAGATTTATATACCGTTGCTATCCACCCAACTGAATGGAAATGGTATTACTTAGATCCAGTAACTAGTCCTACTTATAAAACTGAATCAACTAACCATTTATGGATGTCATTAATGGGAATGTACGACCAATCTAGTTTGAATATGTTGAACCAACCATATGCTTATGGTGGGGTTTTGGATACTAGTTTAGCTGATTTAGTAAGTGCTTTTGGTACTTATGGGGCTTACGTTTTTAGTATTAATCAAGAACAATATAGAGTTGAAACAAATGGTTATAATTTAGCGATTAATATCCCATTAAATTCAGCTTATACAGGTATGACTTCAGGTTTAACAGCAACTACACTTTACAGTAGTTTCTTTTACACTGAAGGTTGTTTAGGTAAAGATACAAGTAGTTTATGTTCTGGCGCTAAGATTGATATGGTTACAAGTGAACCAAGTAGAATATTCGAAACCTATGGTATTGGTTACTCCTATGTTGAGGGATCAAACCCAAATCCGGCAGATACAGATTATCCATACTTCCAATCCAAAGTAGTACCGTTATTTAGCGATAGTGTTTATTACACATTCACTGGTTCTACAGGAACTAGTGTTTCTTGGTCTACTGGTTATGGTGAGACAAATAGATATGGTAGATTTAATGGACAATTAGCTGGCTTTAGAGCTGGTCAAACAAACCCAACAAGATGGAATACATCATATGGTTATGATAGAGTTGTTGGACTCTACTATATAGATAAGGGTGTGGGTGTTTTATTCTCCCCAGAAATTGTGAACGCGTTAGATTTAACCACTTTTAGTGGTAGTTTCTACACAGGAGCAACACCAACTAATTCAGGAACCACATTTGTTGTAACAAGTGATATCGATTATAGTACACAACTTAAAATCAATCTTACAATCCCTTCAGATGAACCTAATGCAACATCCAACCCATCATATATAGGACAAAACGATGGTTGTGATTTAGCAGTTGATAAAATTTGTCTTCACGCTTCTGACGGTAGTGTTGTTGCGATAGCACAACTTGATGAGGCTTTAGTAATGGGTAATGTACAACCATTAGAGTTTATGTTACCACTTGATAGTGGAATTAATGAAAATGGTTTAGACCTTAGAGGTAGAATAGACCCTGGTTTTACTATATAATAATAATTAAATTAATGTTTTTAAATGAGAATTTTAGGCTTAGATGTGTCCACCAAAACAATTGGTATGGCACTGTTTGAAGAAGATGGTAAATTATTGGAGTTAACACATATTACACCAAAAATTAAACCATTACCTGAGAACAAATTGGAAGAACTTTTTAAGAAAGTTGATGCATTTGAGAAGCTTTTAACAAGATACATCGAACTCGATATTGAGAAAGTTGTAATTGAAGAACCACTACTCAATAGTAATAATGTTTATACCGTTGGAACACTTCTTAAATTCAACGGGATGATTTCAAAAATCGTTAGTGAGGTTTTAGGTGTAACACCAGAATTCATATCTTCATATGATTCTCGTGCTTATGCTTTCCCACAATTAATGGCAATTAGAACTCACGATAAAAAGGGCGTACCTTACAATGAAAAAGAATTAAGTAAGAAGAAACCTGTTTTATTTGGCGGACACCCTTGGGATGTTGATAAGAAACAAATTATTTGGGATTTAGTTGCAGACCGTGAACCACAAATTGTTTGGGAATATAACAAACATAATATCCTTAAGAAAGAGAATTTCGATATGACGGATGCTTATACAGCCGTTCTAGGGTTTATGAGAAAAGAAGGTTATTGGAAATAAAAAAAGGGACTTAAGTCCCTTTTTTTTTATCTATAATAGATTCTTTGTCTATTATAATTCATAATTTCATTCTTAGGATTATTGTAAATTTCTTTAAATACTTTAACCGCTTCTGGTGATTGAATTTTTATTGCCGCTCTTAAAGCTTCAGTAAATAATCTATTCGATTCTTCCAAATCCTTCGTGTTACATTTGTGAACGTTACAGTAGTTAGCCTCACACATTTCAGAGATTACCATTCCTGTGTAGAAACCATGTAAATCATGTTTAAGAACAAATTGGTCGGCATTACACCAAACAGCGACAATAGGTTTTGTTTTTAGGATATCAACAAAACTACTGTTAAGACTGTGTAGACTATATTTGTGTAACTCACCGTCGATTAAATCAACACCATTTAAAGTAATTTTAGGCATCATTAAACCCATAGGTGAACCGTGACCCATCATGATAATTCTATCATATTGTCTCATGTTTTCTCTAAGATTAAACATTTCTTTTTGAGTTGTCATAACTCTTGCGTCAAGGTCAGCGTAAGAAGGGTCAAGAAAATCTGTAGTTCTATCATCTGGGTGAATTACTAAATTCTTACCACTTGTAACGTTTTTTTCAACAATCTCCATATACTTAGGATTTGTTAGATGTTTAGAACGAAGTTTAGTATAAGGACTATAAGTATAAGTATTATACCCCTCTTGGTAATAACTGTAAAAATCGTTATCCTCCATCAACATATTCTTAATTATTTTCTTGTATTCCATATACAATAAATATATTGAATAACCAAGTAATTTACTAACCAATATCTTTTTCTTATATTTTCTATATGGGACAAATTGAATCTAATTTACTCTTAGATATTATAATTGAAATTTTAGGGAATCCAAGAAAGGAGAACCGTACAAAATCTCAATTTGCGTTTGATTGTCCTGTTTGTTCGGTTGAAAATGACACACCAGAGGGTGACGGTAAAGGTAACTTTGAGGTTAACCTAAATAAAGGTGTTTATCATTGTTGGGCTTGTGGTGGTACTCACCAAACCCACGGTTCTATTGGTAAATTAATCACAAAGTTTGGTAGAAAAGAACATCGTAAAAAACTGAAACAATTAGGTATTGTTTTAGAAGAAATTAAAACAGGGAAGAAAGTAATTCAAGAAGTTAGGGAGATACAATTACCTGAAGAGTATCAATCCTTTAAAGATTCCAACCCCAACAGTATTCAATATAAAGAAGCTTGGAATTACTTAACCAAAGAGAGAAATTTAACACCCGATATTATCCATAAGTTTAAAATGGGATTTACCACTTCTGGTGAGTATGGGTATAGAATTATAGTACCTTCATATGATAAAGAGGGTAAGTTAAATTACTTCACAGGTAGAACGTGGTTATCACGAAAGAAACCAAAATATAAAAATCCTGACTTACCTAGAGAACAAGTTATTTTCAACGAGCAACTTGTTAATTGGGACTCAACTGTTTATATAGTTGAAGGTCCTTTTGACCACATTGTTGTTTACAATTCAATCCCAATGTTAGGTAAGGATTTACATCCAAAGTTATATGATTTAATTATGAAGAACGCCAATAGTTGGGTTGTTGTGTTATTAGATGATGATGCGTGGACTAGGGCTAAACAAATTTATACACAATTAAATGTTGGTAGATTATACGGTAAAGTAAAAATAATAAAGATGAAAGACGGATATGACATTTCAAAAGTTAACGAGGATTTCGGACGTGAAGGTGTTGTAGATGTATTAAAATCTAGTTTTAAATTAAAAGAAAGTTCGATATAATGGGATTCAATAAAAGATATATTAATGAAAAAATAATAAGAGATGTAGTTAGAGAAGATGGTTTAGAATCTTTAATTAAGTTAATTAAAAAACCCGATGCTCTTATAACTGAAGATGATTTTTCATCTAAAGTTTGTGATATTATTAAAGAAACAGAAGAACCTAAAATATTAGATAGGTTAATAAAAGAAACAAATTTATATGGGAATGGCTAGTTATCACTACACAAATCCACCTTATTATCACGAAAAAGATAGGATGGAAGAAGAAATTAATGAATTAAAAGATGTTGTTAATACTTTGACACGAGAAATAAATGAAATGAAGAAGTTGTTGTCCGCACGTGCATCTTTCACCGATTTCAAAGTATTCAAATTCAATGAAGAAGAAGAACTTAGGAAACAAAAAGAATTATTAGAAGAGGAAGAAAGAAGAAGACATGTGGAAAGAATGTCCCGTATATTAAAATCAATTAGTAGATAATGGCAAAAAAGAGAGATAGTGTAGTTTTCCTAGAACCTATTGAACACGTTTATATCCATAAGTTCACAAAGGAAAAATTTAAATCGGTAACCACCGTATTGGGTATGTTGGAACCTGAGTTTAACTCAGAAGAGATTGCCCTAGCTATTTCTATGCAAGACCCTTCCAAAAAGAAGGAACAATATCAGAACATGTCTCAAGCTGAGATATTAGCTGAATGGAAACGTATTAACGATGAGGCTAACGAATATGGTACTGAAATCCATGAAATAATGGAAAGATATCTTTTAGCTAATAAAATTTATTTCCCTAAAGACGATTACGAGAGAGAATTAATATCCAAGTTCCAAGAGATTGATCCCATGACCGTGGGAACTATATATCCTGAAACCATACTCTTTTCTGAAAAACATAAATTAGCTGGTACTGCCGATATAATTGAAGATTGTGGTGACTATTTTAATGTTTGGGATTGGAAAACTAACAAAAAGTTTAGATTTATATCAGAATATAATCATTGGTTAAATGCTCCAGTTTCTCATCTTTCTGACTGTCAGTATAATATTTATGCTTTACAGTTATCGATATACGCTTACATGTTCCAAATGGAAACGAAAAAGAAAGTAGGAAGATTAGGTATCTTCTATTATGATAAAGAAAAAGGTTTTCAACTAATCCCTCTTCCATATATGGGGTTAGAAGCTAAAGCCATATTAGATTACTGGTCTAAAAATAATAATAAATAAAAGTAAAATTATGCAACAATTCGATTCAACAACTTATCAAGAAAAGATAAAAGAAGACAAATTAACACTTGTAAAATACGCAGCAGATTGGTGTGGACCCTGTAAAGTATTATCACCAATTCTTGATGGTGTATTAAACGATTTCCCAAACATTAATGCTGGTGAAGTTAATATTGATGTCCACTCAGATTTAGCTATTAAAGATGGTATTAGAGGTGTACCTACAGTAGTATTTTATAAAAACGGTGTTGTTGTAGATAAAATGGTTGGATTACAACAAGCACAGGCTTACACACAGAGAATTAATTCATTAATTAATTAATCTTTGATACGGAATTCAATAGAAAGACGGTTAAAACCCTTCCAACCCTTTTTAATTCTCCAACGGTATTCCAAGTTAGATTGTGGTACGAAACCATCTTCTAATTGAATACCAATATTAGAACGGGTGATATTGTCTAAGATATCCTGACCAACGTAGTTGAACATATCTGAAACAAATTTATTGTAATTTGTTTGAGCTAAAGATAAATTACCTTTACCGAAAAGTAAGGTAACATGTTCAACCATATTTTTTGAAGCTACTTTAAAAATGGGCTCTGAATAAGCAGTCCATTTTTTAGCTTTAGAGGTTTTATATTTCTTAAGTTCAACCTTCTCACCGTTAGGGGTAATAGCGTCAAACTTTTCAAAAGTAGATTCAGAAGTGGGTAAAAATTTACTAGCATCAAATCCAACAGAGGCAATCTTATCGAAATTGGTACGACCAACACCCGTCCATATAATTTTAGGTGATGCCGGAGTGTGGGACCAACCCTTGGTTTCACAAATCATCTTTTCGAAGTCCACACCTGTTTTATTTCTTGATTGTCCCATTTACTGATTGACCTTTTTTGATTAACATTACAAAGATAATAATAATATTTAAATTGGCAAAAATGGCAGAAGTTTTCGATACAAAATTAACACCCGAAGAAACCCTTGATTTAACAAATAGGTTGATGGGTTTTTATGAAGGATTAGACACAATTCAGGATTATTTCCTTGAAAGAAAGAAAGAGAAAGTAGTGGGTGTTGACCACGATAAATACACTAAACTAATGTTCGATGACTATGGTGTTGAACCAAAGGATATGAAGTTTGAGATTGAAATTATTGAGGGTAAATTATTCAATCCAGCAACACAAATTATTACATCCCTACCCCTAGAATCCCAAATTGGTAGACAAATTATGATTGGGGTTAAAGAAACAACAACTAACAAATATGTTGGTTTTATTCGTCTAGCTTCACCCGTTTTATCAATTAAACCCCGTAACGACCTATTCCAAGGTTTAAAAATTACAGCAAACGAAGTTAATAAATACATGATTAATGGAGCGATTATCGTTCCCGTTCAACCGTTTGGGTATAACTACTTGGGTGGTAAATTATTAGCTTTAATATGTTGTTCACATGAGGCACGTCAAATGTTAAAAGATAAATACGGTGACCGTATTGATACTGTCTTTATGGAGACAACCTCACTTTATGGTGATATTAAAGGTGTGAGTCAATATGACGGTCTTAAACCGTTTATGAGATATGGTAGTATGACTGAATCTGATTTATTCTTATTCCCTAATGATGATGTTTTTATGGCTGTTAGAGATGCCTTGAGACCGCATTACGGTAAACCTGAATGGGGTGGTTCTATGGTAGACCCAGGTCCTTCTGGTCCTAAAATGAGAGAATTCAATAAAATGGTTTCTATCCTTAAAAACCATTTAAAGGTACAAAACCCTTTGAAGTTTAAAGAATTTAGTGAATTCACTAAGACCCATATGAAGGCTAAAACTAAAAAGAGATACTATTATTGTAACTACGGTTATGATAACGTACCACAATATATTGCTAGTGATGGTAAAGTTCCTTTAGTTAAGAGAGATAATTGGGATAGATACCATTTAACTCATATGATTGATTGGTGGAAGAATAAGGCTCAAAATCGTTATGAGACATTAAAGAATGAAGGTAGATTAAGAAACGACTTAGAAATCTACACGTTAGAGAGAATTGAGTCTGGTAATGTTGATATGGTAAGATAATGAGAAAGCATCCTTCATATTGTTGTCAAAAATGTGGTGAAAACGTTGGATACCTCGGAAAGGTTGTAGAATTTATTTACTACAAAATTTTCAGAATAAAGATGTTTAAACATGATTGTAAAAACCATATATGTGAAACTTGTGGGACTATTAATTTGAGGTATGATGTCACACTAACAGATGAAGATTTTTGGCCAAGATGGGTACAAAGGCCTGAAATTCAGGAAATTTTATACCCTGAGTTTAATATTAAAAAAAGAATAACAAAACATAAATTCATAAAAAATGGATAACAAAAAAGTATCAAATCTATTAAGAGCTGTAGCAGACTTAATGGACCAAACAACCGAAGTGGTTGTAGAAACACAAAAACAAGTGGTAAAAAATGTTGAAAAAGCTAATCAAGATTTCTTAACTCACTCTTTGAAATTAATGAACAGGATTGAAGAGAATGATAAACTTAGAGCTTACAAAAATGAGTTGTTTAAAAAGAATAAAAGTCTTGCTGATGCATTGAAAGAAATTCAAGAATTAAGAGAAAAGGCTCTTGAGGATATGATTAAAGAATCAAAAGATTTCCCAATGGACCTTTATCAAGCTTGGGACAAGGCTAATTCTAACTTAAGAAAAATGGGGGAACACGTTACCGAAGAGGCGAAGATAATAAGTGATGCAGTAACAAAGTAATTTCATGTATGTAGAAATTTCTCCACGACAATCAGGTAAAACAACAAGACTTGTCAATGCCGCGGTAGATTATTTACGTAACAATACCGAGCACAAGATAGCTGTTGTTGGACTTCACACTGGTTGTACAAAAAATATTCAAAGAATGATTAGGGAAAAACTTGCCTTAAATTGTTCTTTAGAATACGGTTTAGAGTGGCCTGACGAACTAATTTATAGAATGGTAGATAACGTCTACATGTCTAGAATTAGTTTACGTCATTCACTTAAATTAAATAGAGGTCAAATGGACCCCGATTTTTGGTTTTTAGATGAGTTTGGTTATTTTCCTTCTGACTTCTTTGATTCAACAACTTACAGATATCCATCTTACTATGGGTTACCTCTAAACGCTTATTATTGTACAACACCAAACGGTAATACGGATGTAACTCTAAGGTTAATTGAATGGTGTCGAGATAATAACCATACAATTCACTTTCATAATCCTTGGACAGAGAGTCGAATTCAAGAGCAATACGGTTTTGATGCCTATATTAGACGAGAAGTTTTGGATAGTTGGGTAGACTTTATGACGGGTCACGGATTTCCAATAAGAGGATTGAAAGAAAATTGGTTAACTAAATTTTTAAAACCACATAATTTTTTAAATGGTAAATAGAGAACAACTTAAACACGACTTGTTAAACTTTAAGTTTTTAAGTCAAGAAGAACAAAAAGATAGACAGGTTAAAAAGTATGATCCTATATGGATTGGTGAGAGTGTGGTTGAAGACCCAAACAATATCCAACCGATTTTAATACCTGTTGATTCTACAAGTAAATTATGGAGAGAATGGAAAAGTATTGAAGAACATGTATCTTCTTTTCCGTTTAGACGAAGTCCAGGTCGTAACAATTATTTCTTAGTTAAGAATGCTTACGATGAAAAGAATTTAGGTATTTTGGATATAGCTGCCGATTTTTTAGCTCTAGGACCTAGAGATAGACATATTGGTTGGGATAAAAATGATAGAGTTTTGAGGAATCGTAATATCGCAAACATTTCGGTTTGTGTACCAACAAGACATTTTGGTTATAATATGTGTGGGGGTAAATTATTAACACTATTAGCTGCTTCTGATGTTGTTGCTAACCATTGGAAAGAAAAATATAATGATGAATTGGCTGGTTTAACAGTAACTTCTTTATATGGTAGAGGAGTACAGTATAACCGACTGAAACATTTCAAATATCTTGGATTAACCCAAGGACAGGGAACTGTTCAAATTGATGAAGGGCTTTATCAACAGATGAGGTTGGTGGTGGAAGAGGAAGAGGGTGAAATACCTGGTGGTCAGTTTACTAGTGGTAAAAATTCAAGAATTAATATCATTAGAAAAGCAAGTGATTATTTAGGAATTGATGCTAGAACCTTAACAACCCACGGTAATCGTAGAGGGATTTATTGGTGTGATAGAGGTGAGAATACATCCGAATTCTTAAAAGGTATCGATAAAGAACTTAAACCATATGATTTAAGTGTTGACACTTTGGTCAACCATTGGAAGGAAAGATGGGCTTATAAGAGGTTAGATAATATTAAACAAAAAGTATAATGGATTTAAATTTATTAGTGGGTAATTGGGAGGTAACTGGTCTTTTAGTTAAACTAAGTGATTTTCATAAAACACGTATGGCTTTAAAATTTGAGATTTTAGCTAGACATCTACTTACTATTCAGGACCAACCAAATTATCAACGTGATTATGGTCAAATAGAAGTACTAATATTCCCACTATTACGTAGGATATGTGTTGAGAGTGAAAATAATTGGCAAGACGATAGTTACATTTTTCACGGTGGTGTTAATCCCTTAAGAGTTTTAGATGAATTTAAAACTTGGTGGAACGGTGATAATGCTATGGCATTAAGGTCTGACCTTAATGTTTACGCTAGTATAGATGTCGAAGCTGAATTACTTAGTGTATATAGTGAAATGGTTGGACCTAGATTTAGGAACGATAACCATGTTGATTCAGTTAACGGACCTATTGAACCACTAAAATTTATGAAAAAACATAGATTATAATATGGAAGAATGGTTTTTAAATGAGTTCGCTCAATATGGGTTTTCCACATCACCAACTGTGTATGATGCTTTTACTTTTGTACCAATGAAATTTGTTATGTTCCAAGACAGATACGGTGTTAGAAAAACAAACATAAAATTAACACCAGAGTTAACTGATGATTTACAAGCTTATGGGTTAACTTATGACCATCACGTTGAAACACTTAGAGAATTAGTTAGAATGGAAATCAGAAGACAATTCCCCGATGTTTTCAAATCCAAAGACTTTAGACCGATAGAAAAAATAACTAAACTTAGTTTTATATGATTAATAAAGTAGTACATACAGCAGACATCCACTTACGTCTTTTTAAAAGACATGAAGAATATACAGAACAGTTTGAGAAGTTTTACAAAGAATGTGAGGAATTGAAACCTGATAGAATTGTTATTGTAGGTGATTTGGTTCATTCTAAGAATCAAATGACACCCGAACTTATCTATATGGTTACCACTTTTTTAAATAAATGTTCTAAGATAGCAAAGACTATTATTACGTTGGGTAATCACGATTTCTTGGCTAACAATTTGGATAGAATGGATGCTTTAACACCCATCATTTCTACTATGGATAATCCTAATATAATGTTTTTAAAACACACAGGAACATATAAAGATGAAAATGTGGTTTGGTGTGTATACGGACATATGGAAGGTTCTGAGAGACCTAATATAGAAGAGGCAAGAGAATTATACGGTGAAGAAGTATCTTATATTGGTTTGTATCACGATCCTTTAATTGGTCTTAAAACGGCTGTTGGATTTGAGTTTGAAGATGGTAAAGACATATCCATATTCGAAGGTTGTGATTTGGTTATGTGTGGTGATATCCACAAATATAGTTGTACTTATTTAACACAAGAAAGAGAAATTGATGAATCTATGTTAAGTCATTATTTACATAACGGTTGGGTTCTTTGTGATTAATCTTATTTTGTCTTGTTTGGTGATATTTATATAATAAAAAAATATGATAAAAACATGTGAAATATGTCAAAAAGAATTTAAAACCTACCATAAAGAAAGAAGATTTTGTGGTAAAATATGTGCACAATCTATAAAAAAATTAGAGAGAGATATAAGAAAATGTGAATACACTGGGTGCACCAATACAGTAACATATGTAAAAAATTCAACAAGAGAAAAAAGGTTTTGTTCGAGGGAGTGTCAAGCAGATTGGCAAAAATACACACAATTAGGTGAAAACAACGGTAATTACGGTAGAAAAAATTCTTGGGGTAAACACAGTGATGAAAGAAAGAAAAAAATAAGTGAGACTGTCAAAAACCATTGGTCTAGCGAGGATAGAAAAATTAAAAATCAATTAGGTAGGGAAAATTATAAACTAAAGAACGGACATTACCCTATGATGAGTGATGAAGGTAGGGAAAAGATTTCTATAGCCAATGTTAATAGAATACTTGGTGGTAATCATAATACATACGGTAATTGTGAAAGAGGGTATTATTTTAATAATAAAAATAAGGTAGACGAACAATATCATTCATCTTGGGAAAAACAAAGAATGATTGAATTAGATGGTGACGAAAATGTTATTTATTGGACTAAAAAACATGGTTTTATTATAAAATATGAACATAACGGTAAAACAAAACGATATGTACCTGATTTTTACATAGAATATAGAAACGGTGATAAAGTCATAGAGGAAGTAAAAGGTTTCATAGAAGACGAGGAAATTTTTTTATTAAAACACAAACAATGTAAAATATTTTGTGATAACAACAATATTAAACATGTAATTAACTTTATGAAAAATTATGATAGATACAAAAAATTAATAATATGAAAGATTATAAAGAAGGGGATATAACACCTAATGGTTGGGAAGTTGTTTCAGTGAATTACAGACCACAATATAAAATGAAAAAACGTATTAAAATTATAACCGATTATGATAATTTGAAAGGTGTTTTAGCTTATTATTATTTTGATTCTGGTTCTGGTTTTAAATGGGTAGAAACTGATGAAGGAAGACAATTAAGGTTAAGAGAAGAAGAGTTTGAATTCATTAATTAATTATGTTATTATTAAATAAAATATAAAATGAGTAAAAAAATTAAAATTTGTCGTAAAACACCAATTGTAATGCCTTCATCAATGATTCAACAAGACTTCGGTGAAGACCCTTACAATCATGGTTATGTTATTTGGGATATTCCAACAAGAAAACATGAATTGAAAAAGATTGAAAGTGACTACGGCTTTTACACTTTTAAAATAAAATCAATTGAGGATATTGAAACAGAGTCAGAAAGGTTAGTTTAATGGAATTACCAAAGGATATACAAAACGAAATATGGGATTATTGTAGATTGAACAGTATAACCAATGTAGACCAATTTATACTTAATATGGTTAAACAAGGTTTTAATGTTGAAAAATATGGTACATCACCAATCATGCCTCAAGTTATTGAAAAAGAAATTGAAAAGATTGTTGAGAAAGTAGTAGAAGTTCCTGTTGAAAAGATTGTTGAGAAAGTAGTAGAAGTTCCTGTTGAAAAGATTGTTGAGAAAGTTATTACTGACGATTCACAAGTTAAAGAATTATTAGTAAAACTAGAAACACTAGAGAAAGAACTTAAATTAGAGAAAGAAAAAACTTCAGGAAGTGAACTTGGTAAGTTGTACCAAAAAATACAAAGATTAGAGGATTTATTAGAGATTGAAAAGAATCGTAATAAACCTAGAATAGACACATCAAACCCCTTTGGTGATAAACCTAAGGATGTGATTAAATGGGTTCCACAAGAAAAGAAAGATAAAGATTTATACGGAGAGTAATGGCAACTAAAGAAAAACAAAAAGTAATAATACCACCTAAAGCACATGTTCGTGTTGTATGGGAAGATGCACCTGAAAACTATACTAAAGATAGGGTTAAAAGAATTGAACAGTATATTGCACAGAAATACTCTGTAGAAAAAGTCCAAGTAATTTTTAAACCTAAAAAGGTCGATACAGAACATGGACAGGTTGAAATGTCTATTGCTGACAATGTAATGGACACAAATTACCAACGTAGATTGTTCAAAGAATGGTTAGATGGTAATAAAATTGAGGTAGATTGGGATAGGTTACTTCGTCTTGATGATAAAGTTAATGATAAGTTAAAACAAGTTCGTGATATCGAATATCGTTATCGTAATTGGTATATTAAAGAACTTGAATGGGATAACTTCTTATCCTACGGTGATGGAAATAAACTTTCTTTTGATGGTTTAAGAGGTATTACAACTATTTCTTCCAACCCAGCCAATCAAGGTGGTAAGACTGCTTTATCGGTTGATTTATTACTGTTCTTATTCTTTAATGAAACAACAAGAACAAAGGTTGCTGCACAAGTATTTAACAAATTTAGGGATGTAAACACTGTTAGAGTTAAAGGTAAAATTAACATTGATGGCGGTGATTATATCATTGAAAGAATTTTAACTAGAACTAAAAAGAAAAGTGAAGAAGGTTATAACGTTAAAACAGATTTGAACTTCCAAAAGGTAATGGCTGACGGTTCGATCCAAAATCTTGAGGGTGAACAACGTAGAGAAACTGATGATTTTATTAAGAAATCTATCGGTGATGTTGATGATTTCTTATTAACTATTATTGCCACATCCGATAATTTAGAAGAATTAATCCACACACTACCAACACAAAAAGGAAGACTACTTTCCAAGTTTATTGGGTTAGAGGTTATTGAACAAAAAGAAGAGATTGTTAAGGAAATTAAATCAGCTTGGGCTAAAAACCTTAAATCAGACCAATATAACTCTGGCGATTTAACCAAAGAAATTGAAACTTTAGTTGTTAAGATTAATGATTTAAATTCTGATATTTCTTTCTGTGAAGGTAAGTTAGAAGACTTAAAAGTTGAGATAAATGAGGCAAACAGTATTAAAGAAACATTTTTGTCTCAAAAAATTATAATTGATACTGAAGTTATTAGATTAAGACCTGAAGATATTGATAGAGAAATTGAGGCTATAACTGAAAAAGGTAAGAAATCTAAGGAAAAATACGATATCCTTAAAGAGGAATTTGATAAATTAACTGAGATTGAATACGATGTTCAAACACATAAGGAGTGGAAACAACAATTAAGTGATTTAAACATTGCTAGAAGTCATAGAAGTATCAAAAAAGAGGCTGTTGAGTCGTTAATTAAAAATTTAGAGGAAGGTGAGTTTTGTTCTTTATGTAAACAACCATTAAAAGATGTTGATCATTCTGATGAAATTGCTAAAAATAAGACAGCTTTGGAGGAATGGGATAAAATTCTTAAAGAATTAGACGTTGAAATTGAGGAAGCCAAATCTGAAATTGAAAAATTAGATAAAATCAAAGAAAAGGTTGATGAATATGATAGAAAATCTATCATGATTGACAAGATTGAACTTGAAATAGAAAATATGAGACTACAACTTAAGGAGAAAAAAGACCTTAAGAAGAAGTATGAAGATAATGTTGGTAATATTGAGAAGAATAAAGATTTAGATTCCAAGATATTAGGTTATAACGCTAAGTTAGATAGACTTAATAGGGAGAAAGACGAACTAAATGCTAGAATCCAACGTAATAAATTCGATATCGAAAGGTCTGAAGACACAATTAACAAGAATAAGGAATTAATTAAAACAATTAAGATAGAGGAAGAAGTTAAGATTATTTTTGAAATATACACAAGAATGGTTGGTAAGAATGGTATTACTAAATTAATCATGAAAAATGTAATGCCTTTACTTAATTCAGAATTGGATAGACTTTTATTTGATTCGGCTAATTTTAGATTAACAGTCGATATTAATTCTAAACAAGAAGTTGATTTCTTGTTGGAGAAAGAAGATGAAAATGGACAGAAAATTAACTATTTGTTAACTGAGGGTAGTGGTTTGGAGAAAACTTTAGGTTCTTTAGCTTTAAGAGTTGTTTTATCTAGAATAAGTTCCTTACCTAAACCAAATATTATCGTTTTTGATGAAGTTTTAGGTAAAGTAGCAAATGAGAATTTAGAACTAGTAGGTAATTTCTTCCAAAAGTGTTCTGAAATGTTTGATAATATCTTTTTAATCACACATAATCCACTTGTTAAGGATTGGTCTACTAATGTAGTAACAATTGAAAAGGTTAATAACATTTCTTCTTTGACTCTTTCAAGATAATGATTATATTTGTTGTAGATATTTATAAATAAAAACTATGAACAGATTTCTTTTAGTGATACTTGGAACAGCAATGGGTATAGACCAAGACTTAAATCACATTGCAGACAGTGAGAGTGGTGTTAATTTTGTTGACGGTAAGGGTATGTTTATTTGTACTTTCTATAGCCCTTATTCAACATCCGAAATACATGAAAAATTGGTTCATAGACCAGCTATGATGGTTTTTGACATCACAAATTCTGAATCTTACGGTGTAAACTTACCTTCAAAATACTACACAGGTATTTTCCCTGAGGTTAAAAAAGAGTTGGATTCTATGATGGATATTCAAAAACAAATGATTAACGATCCTAACACCATTTACGACGAAACAAATGGTAATACCTTCACAAGGGTTAATAAAAGAAAACCCGAACCAATTGTTGAAGAATATGATTCTGTTAACGACATTTTAGATAAACTTTCTCGTAACAATTACGATAGGAAGTGTTTAACAGAGAAAGAAATAGAAATTCTTAATAAAGGTTAATGATTTATACCGGCATTGGTTCTAGAGAAACACCTACTGAATTAAAGAATGACATTAAAACTATAGTAGAACACTTAAACAAAAAGGGTTATACTTTAAGGTCAGGTGGAGCACCAGGAGCAGACTCTTTCTTTGAAGAACATGCTGAAAAGAAGGAAATTTATCTCCCTTGGAGGGGTTTTAATGGTAATACTTCTCTACTTTTCAATCCAACACCCGAAGCTTTTGAAATGGCTCAAAAATATCACCCTAATTGGGGTAGATTATCTTATGGAGCCAAAAAATTAATGGCTAGAAACTGTCACCAAGTGTTAGGTTTAGATTTGAAATCACCCACAGATTTTATTGTTTGTTGGACTAAAGATGGTAAAGCCACAGGAGGTACGGGACAAGCCTTAAGAATGGCTGAAGATTTAAAGATACCCGTTTATAACCTTTATAATAAGGATATTTTAGATAAAATTATTAAAGATATATGATAAAATTATTTGGAATATGGACGTTATATGTCCTTTTAGGGATTATTTGGTTGAACTACTTCTCAAATAAGAGGAAGATTCAATCAGAAAACGTGATTGGTTCATTAATGATAGTAACATTATGGCCACTTCACATAATATATGAATTAATTAGAAAAAAATGAGTTTTAAAACATTTTTACAAAGTATCAACCCATTTAAAAGGGCTGAGAAGAAACCAGATCCGAGGATAACGGATAAAGATAGAGAGTCTTTCGCTAAAATAGTGTTAGACAAAAAGAAAACACAAACACCAAAAAAGAAACACAAAACTAAGACTGAATACGAAATTGGTGGTCATTTATATAAAATAGGTGATAAAGTAATTTGTCGTTCTAATGAACCACATCCACTTTGGGTTGGTAAGATAGTAGAATTTTGGGATAATAAAGGTCAATGGGAAACTGCGGTACCTAGAGTTAGAAACATTAGAACAGGTAAAATTTGGGGTGTTAACGGTATTATTAAACCCTATTCTGAAGACTTAATGAAATCTTTAAGGTCTTTAAAACCTTTAGAACAATGGAACTATTTGGTACCTGAAGAGGCTAGATATAGTGAGGAACAAATGTTGAAGAAAGAAGAATTCTTCAAAAAGAGAGAAAAATTCTCAAAATTCCATGCCGAGAAATAAATAATTACTATCTTTGTACCGATGATTCCTTATAACAAGTATCGGTACATATTTCCCCCAAGACCTGAGATTAACTTACCTTCTTCTGAGTTGAGTAAGTATGATAATGGTGAATGGGTAGGACAACCAAAACTTAATGGATCCAACATTGTAATTTTCACAAATGGTGAAGAGGTTCATCTTTATAACCGCCATAATTCACCAATCACAAACGTTAAAATGAAAGAATCTGAATTCCTTTCCTTACATAAGGGGAAAGGATGGTTTGTGCTTAATGGTGAATACATGAATAAATCAAAAAATAATTCAAAAGGTGAGGTTTTTAACCATAAATTAGTTATCTTTGATGTGTTGGTATATGACGGAGTTCAAACTATAGGAATGACATTCAATCAACGTATACAACTTTTGAATGAGTTATTTCCGTCTACTAAGTACGATGATTTTATAAATAAAATTAATGATAACGTTTACATTGTTAACACTTTTACCCAAAATTTTGAATCATTATGGGATAAAATCACCCAAACAGATATGTATGAAGGGTGGGTACTTAAAAAAAAGTCAGCCAAATTAAAAAATGGGTTGTCTGAAAAGAATAATACGGACTCACAAATGAAGTTCCGTAAACCGACAAAGAATTATAGTTATTAATGTTAAGTTATAGTGAATATGAAAAGATTTTAAGGAAAGGTAAGAGGGTTGAATGGTACGAAACTGAAGTACCTGAGGCTCTAATAACACCAGCCATTAAGGAGATGGCTAACCAACTTGTCGAACAGATAAATAAATTAGAGGGGGGCGTTGATAGACCCAATAAAAATAACTATATTTTATCTCTTTGGGCAAATGTTAGAGATTTACCTTACAAAATGAATGGTGACTTCTATTTAATTAAAAAGAGAGAAATAGAAGAAAAGATTAAAAATGAGAAACCTAAACCAAAGAAAGAACGTATAAGTAAGGTTCAGGAAGTATCAAAAACAAAGGTTACAAAAAATAGTAGTTTAATTTTCGGAAATAAAAACAAATAAAGTTATATATGAGTACAGTAAACATTAAAAGATTCATCGATACATCAGAAGAAAGCATTTCAAGATATTTTAAAGATGTCAGAAAAATTGATATGTTAACTCCTGAACAAGAAGTTGAATTAGCAAAGAAAGTTCGTGAGGGTGACAAGGCCGCTACCGAAAAGTTAGTTACTGCTAACCTAAGATTCGTTATTTCTATCGCAAAGGAATATCAGAATCAAGGTTTACCGTTGGCTGATTTAATTAACGAAGGTAACTTCGGTTTGATTAAAGCTGCACAAAAGTTTGACCCTGAGCGTGGTTTCAGATTTATCTCTTACGCTGTTTGGTGGGTTAAACAATCTATCATCCAATCTTTGAATGATAACGCTAGAACTGTACGTCTTCCAGTTAATGTTACAAACAACATTGCTAAGTTAAAGAGAGAGATTTCAGCTTTCGAACAAGAACATGGTAGAAAACCTACTGATGTTGATATGGATTTGACATTACTTATCCAACCATCTTGTACTTCATTGAATGAAACTATTAATGAAGATGGTGATGAAATGATGGATATCATTGCTGACGATTCTTTCGAGAGACCAGACGAGTCTTTTGAAAAACCTAAAGACATGTTAAAAACTCAATTAGAGAACACATTGTCTGTTCTTTCTCCAAGAGAAAGACAAATCATCGAACTTTACTTCGGTTTAAATGGGACTCCATTAACTCTTGAAGAAATCGGTGAGGACTACGATTTGACAAAGGAACGTATCCGTCAAATCAAGGAAAAGGCTCTACGTAAGTTGAGAAATAAAAGTAAGGACTTGTTTGAGTTCATCTACAAATAATAAAAACCCCTCTATATGAGGGGTTTTTTGTAATATCTATCTTTTCTTTTTTGAATCCATTTATCTACAAAATGGAAAAAATACGCCTTTAATATGAGGTGGAAAATATTCTTTTTCTCCATTCTAACAACTAAAACATATCTAACACCTTTTGTTATTGGATATGCTTCATGATACGAATCTATTGTATCGGCTTTAAACAATAAACCTTCACCCACATTTTCGGGTGATAAAACTTCTCCTGTTAAAGGGAAATAAGTCCCACCACCACTATAATCATTATTTAATTTAATAACACAACTGTAAGAATTACAATCATGGTGTGCTGACATATAACTTTTGGTATCCAAAGAATAACGAACACCAAAAACCATCCCCAATTTACCTTTAGTTATTGGCTTTAATTTACTTTCTATTTTAGAATAGATTAATTCTTTAATGTCTTCTGAAAAATGTTGAACATCAATCTCATAAGAACTAATTCTTTCAACACCGTGATCCCTAGATAATTTTATATGATCTTTGTTCTTCTCAAAGTCATTAACAATTAACTTAGATTCTTCTTCAGTAAATATTTTTACTATTTGTCTTATCATAACCTAATAATTTTGAAATAAGTATGAAAGGTATTAAAATTAAAAAACGACCTAAATCTAACGTGATTTGGGGTATATAATTCAATCTCTTTCTCTCAACGAACAACTCATAGTTTTCACCATATAATTCTTTTAATACGGCATATCTATGGTGACCATTTAAACAGTAATTGTTTTTACTTATAGTCATATAACCATATTTTTCTGGTTTGAAACCGTTTAATTTAATACTATTACTCAACCTAACCCAGTCATATTTTTTACTATCGTAAGGTATACTATTTTTAGGTTTATCGAATGGACTAAATTTAATGTCTTTTAATTTTATAAGTGTTAAATCCATTTTATTTCGATTTTATCTATGGGTTGAAGTTCCCAATCAATATCTTTGATTGTGTTTGTAACTTCTGTTAATTTTTTTCTTTTTTCATTCTTTTCTAATCTACCCCACTTACCTCTATTTATTGACATTTCATGGTCGTAATAATAAAAATATAGGTCTTTATCCACAATATGTTCGGTCTTTATTAAACCTTGTTTATATATTTCTGTTGCCCATTCAATATCTTGTTCTCTCGGTCTACTTGTGAAATCAACTGATTGTGTAATTTCCCTTTTTATCGGGGTTGTGTGACAAGTGTGTCTAATATTAGAAGATACTTTGTTTTTAAATAGATGTAAAAAAAGAACAATAAAGAACATTTTTAAACCCTTTTCTTTAGCTCTTAATATTGGAATTTTCTTGAAACATAACTCCCAATCACAATTCTTATCTAAATGGTATTTGGTGATGTATAAGTAAAAAAGGTTTTTAAACACTAATGAATAGTATTTATACTTTTTAGAAATGTAGATAGGTATCCACCTCGAACTGTTATTATGGAAATAACGATGACCAATACATATTTGGTCGACATCATATTCTTTAATAACATCACAAATGGTTTTACAGTAGTCATCACTAATATCGTCATCATCATCAATAGAAACAGTATACTTTCCCTTTGCTGACTTATATAGTTTATTCTTTTTTTGACCTAAAGATGCTTCAAAATCATCTTCATAAATAATAACCTCAACCCTATCTTGTAAGTTGTTATCTACAATTTGTTTTTGTATCTTTGTTAATAATCTATTAAGGTATTTTTTTCTAGGTGGTACTGTTGCTATTAAAATTGATAAATCCATAACTAAAAAGATACTAATTTATTTGGTGGAATAAATATTTATCTATATATTTGTACTATCAAATAAGGAAATGGGTTGAACCGAGATTACCCATACAACTCGGCGGGATGAACAAACGAATGTTCAAGGTCTGACAAACCTCAATGATTTCTATAAGATATTATGAAAAAACCCCTCGAGTGAGGGGTTTGTCATTTATACATTAATTACTAATTGTTCTCGGCCAACTTTAAAAGGTTTACCTTCAGCTCGTTCACTCCAAACTGTTTTAACAGTTAAATCCCATCTGTAAGGTGTTGAAGCTTTACCTACAATAGCCAAACTTATTTTATCACCAGAAACTTCTGTAACAATAAAAGGTATTTTTTCGAAAATTCTACCACCAATTATGTATGCAGCTATTCTAGGTTTAGCCTTTTCTAAAATAGATATAATTTGTGCATCTGTTATTATAACCCCCTTTGATTGGTGTCTAGTCTTTTGTTCTTGGGAGTGTGCAGTGTCATTTATATTTAGAAAAAATTTAATATCAGTAGAAATTTGAGCTATTCTAGCTTCATTAACTAATTGTTCGAGTATAATTCTTTTAATTTCCATCATTAATAAATATTTAAATTCCTACAAATATTCTTATTATTACGATAACTAATAATGTGATATTTATAAATAAATTCAAAAAGATGAAAAACATTGTAAATTTTTTAGACACTTGGTCCACAAGAATCATGTTACCATTAGTTTTGATTATGTTCTTTAAGACATGTACGACAAATGGTAAGATAGAGAAAGTTAAAGAAGAACTTTCTACTCAAATAACAGCTGAAGACTCAACAGTAAGGTCACGTATCATTACAAAAGAAGAGTTGAAAAAAATGTTAACTATTGAAGGTTTGAAAGCTGAAAAAAGAATGATCCAATCAACAGACAGAAAGATTCTAGACGTGAATCGTCAATCTGAAATTGATAAGGAAATTCAAGCATTAGAAGGAAAATAATGTTAAATTGGATTAAAAACAACAAGAAGGAAATCATTCGTGGAATGTTCCTTGTTCCTATTATTTTGGTAATGATAATATCAATTTCTCACGTTGTGAGTTGGTATGACTTATCAAATCCCGTTAGTTGGGCGATATATCTATCGATAGCTATTGAGATTGCTGCAATGAGTTCAATTGCTGCCGCATCAGTTAGAATTAAAGGTGGTGTGTGGTTTGTATTTGCCATAGTTACCTTAATTCAATTTATTGGTAATATATTTTTCTCCTATAAAGACATAAACGTTAATAGTCAGGAATTTAAAGATTGGGTTGAATTAACACAACCCGTTTTTGATGCTTTAGGTTCTGATACTAGTGATATGATAGCCCAAAGACGTTGGTTAGCTTTATTATCTGGTGGATTATTGCCTTTAATATCTTTAGCTTCATTACATTTCTTCATTAAATACGGTGGTATGGACGACGAACCAAAAACTGTCACACCAACTAACCCTATAGTACCCACAGAACCAACAGTAATCCCTGAAGGCCCTGCTACGATTACGAATTTAGATCCACCAACTCCAAGTGAGGATGTATATGTTATTGAACGACCTGTTGAGGATGTTAAATCAGAAGAAGTAAAAATTGAAGAACCAATCATTGAGGAAATTAAGGATGAATCTAACAATGTAACCATTGAATCTATTTTTCCAACGGAAAATCAACCAAAAACTGAAGCTCAATCCATGAATATTGAGGAAACTTTAAGAGAAAATTTTAAAAAAAAAGTAGAAGGGCGAGACAGATGGGGATAAGAAGGATATGATTGACACTGAAACATATAAATTACCTGACACTAACTATTATAGTGAGATTTATGATAAAACACAAATTATCATAGGTCATTCATACCGTACAGGTATGTTACATTATGGTAGTTGGATTTATCGTTTAAATGGGAAGAATAAAAAAACTTCCACTTTTACGATAGATAAAGAGGGTAAGGTATTTCAACACTATGATCCAAAATATTTTTCAGATTTCGTAGGACACCAACAAGACAAAGCTTCAATATCTATTACTTTAGAAAATGTCGGATGGTATCGAAAAGATAGTATGATAGATAGATATGTTGATTGGTTGGGGCATAATTATAAGAAACAACCTAATGAGGTTGTTATGAAACGTTGGCGTAATTACACATATTGGGATAAGTACACAGAACCACAAATGGAATCATTAAAGAATTTGGTGAATAAACTTTGTGATGATTATAAAATATCTAAAAATTTTATTGGACATAATGTGTATGACGAAAGTGTGGATCTTTATAAAGGAGTGACATTTAGAAGTAATTATCACCAAGAATCAACGGACGTGAGTCCAGCATTTAACATGGAAGTATTAAAAAACCTATAAAATGAAAAAACAACAAAAAGATGATGTTAGAGACCTTCTAGGTAAGATTAGAAAATTACAAGAAAATAACCAACAAATTGGTTCTTTACAGTTTGATGACATTAAAAAATTATTACAGGAACAAAAAAGTCCTAAGGTGAAGTTACGTCTTTTCGAAGAGGAAGAGGTGGAAATGGAAGTAGAGGAGACTGAACAAGAATCTCAAGAAGTAACACCCGATGAACAAAGAGAAGAGGAGAATAAATTCAAAGATACAGTGTCCAAATTAGTGAAATTCGATAAAATAAAAGTTTATCGTCAAAATGTTGAATGGTCTGGAGAACTTGTTCGTGAGAGGGTTAAATGGGTTTATTCATTGAATGAAAACAATGGTTGTTATATTTCTATCGATTCTGAAGATATGTTACAATTAACAGCTGAGGTTATTGAAATATTTAAAAAACTTAGAGGTTATTATGATGTATGGTCAGACGAATGGAGTTCTAGATTGACTGGAACACCAGCTTCAGGTGGTGAAGGTCTTGGTACTGCGGCACCACAAGGTCCTGAAGGATCTCAAGGTTCCTCTGAGGGAGCAGGTACAGAACCTTTTAAATTTTAATTAGAAAATGGAAAAAAGAGATAAATTTTATTTAGCAATGATTGGGGGACTTATTATAGTCGTCCTATTTCTTGCTTGGAGAATCGGTCGTAACAACAATAAATTTGAAGAAGCTGCCGATGAACTTAAAAAGTCTATTATAGAAGGTGATTCCTTAAAAAAAGAGGCTGACGGTAGATATGCCAAATTGGTTGATTACTATAACACAGAGAAAGATTTAAAAAAAGAACTTAAAGAAACTAATGAAGAACTTTATAAGGTTATAAAAAAACAAAATGAAAGACTTCTTAGTTTAACTAACGCTGTAATCACTTTACAAGGACAAGTTAGTGAAGGTATGGGTAGAATCAATCCGAATGATACTAATAAAATTGATTTAGCATTAAAATACCCTAATGACGGTAATCCGTTTATTAATTGGAACGGTAATGTAGATAGAAGAACTGCTTACTATAAAGGTGAGTGGACTTTCGGTAAATTACCACTACAAATTGTTTTAACAGAAGAAAAAAGAGGTTTATGGAAATCTAGGTTAATTGGACCAGATTGGTTAGTAGTAGATTCTATGTCAATTAATAGTTTACCTGCTGAACAATATCCACCTACAACACCAAGAAAGATGCAGTTTTTAGTTGGTGGTGGTTATAACAAATCATTGACAGCAACTGGACCTGATGCAATTAGTGTTGGTTTTGGACTTAACTTATTTGACAAACATAATATAATTGTTAATACGAATACTAACAAAGAAGTAGGGGTTAATTACTACTATAAGTTTCAATCATTCAAAAAGAGAAAATAAATATGAATCAACAAGTACAAAAATTATTAGAAGATATCGGTAATAACAACCATAAAGATATTACACTTTACACAATGGAACATTGTCCAGCCTGTAAAGAATTAAAAACTAAATTAGACCATGTTGGTATTGTATATGAGAATGTGGAGATGGAAGGTAACGATGAGATGTGGGAATGGCTAAAAGAAAATGGTGGTAAAGATTATGTACCACAAGTTAAGGTAGAAGATAAACTAATTAGTGAATTCGATGAAATTAATGATTTAGTTGGTATGGTGATTAGTGAAATGATTGGTCGTAAAATCGTAATTAAATAATACATAGAAAATAAAAGGAAACCACTCCACTGGGGTGGTTTTTCTATGCTTTAATGATATTTATTAAAAAACTGCATTAATTATGAGTGATAACTTAATCGTAACAGAATTTACATTTAAAAATGGATTAAACCGATTAATGGAAGAAATGGAAGATGATGTAGAGATTGATGTTGAAGACTTATCCTCAAGAATTGATGATATAGACTTAGAATTAGGAGATAATTTAGGGAGAGTTGGATATATAAGACAGTTAACAGCTGAATTATTAGATTACCTCCAAACATTAAATAAAGAATTAAAATCTCAAGTAGAAATACCCCAATCAGAGGATATGATGTCTAAGATTTTAAGTAGAAAAGCTAGAAAGAGGTACTACCTTTCTAAATATAGATTATAATCACAAATAACAAACAAACAAAAACAACTCAAAATGGCCAAAAGAGTATTAAGGTACACAGAAGAAGAATTCATCACCCTTTTAGAAAACATCGTTAACAAGGTTAAAGCTGAACAAAAAAGAATTGATGAGTCTAAAAAAGTTAATTCTAACAGAAGAATTACTGAAAACAGAAACAGAAACAATCAAGACAGATTTAGAAAATTGAAATAATCTAATGAGTAATAGGGTTAATATAAAACATATTCTTAAGGAAGAGTTAAACAAATCTGACGAGGCTAAAATTAAAAAAATAGCACGTGACGAATTTGATACTTTAATCAAGAGACACCTTAACAGTGACCAACTTGAAAAGAAGGTTCAAGAACTTGTGCTTAAACACCTTAAGAAAGATAAACCCACACAAAGAGAGGTTGCATCAATTACTAAAGAAGTTATACTTAAACTTTATAAAGTACTTTGGATGAGAAAAAATTTCTGGAGTAACAATTTAGAAAGTATCTAATGAATCAAAAAGATCCAAACGCTAAAGAGGGAATGAGAATTAGGATGGTCTCGATGACAGACGATCCTAATCCTATTACCCCAGGTACAGAAGGTACCATTCGTCTTGTTGATGGGATGGGTATTATTCACGTTAAGTGGGATGATGGTAGAACTTTAGGTGTAATACCTGGAATCGACCGCTACCAATTAATGCCTGACGTTAAAACTGATCTTTACGATGAGACTAACAAAATGTTCGAAGGTGAAAATTCTTCAGCCGTTAAAACAGCTATTAAACAAACACCTTCTAATATTAGTAAATCAATGCCTAAAACTACAAAGATTTCTTCATCAACATCGAGTTCGATGAAATCTAGTGGTGTTAAGACAGACCAAGTAACTAAAAATTTTAAATCAGTTAAAATCAAAGACATTAAGGTAGAATCTAATGAAATAAAAGGTGGTAAAGCTGATAAATTATCAATTAAAGATTTAGCTAAAAAACATAAAGTATCAATTGAAGACATTAAAAAAGAAATTAAAATTGGTGTTAAGATTGAGAAAGAACATGTTGGTGACAACATAGATAAAGCTAAAGAAATTGCTATGGACCATATATCAGAATTTTCTGATTACTACTCAAACAAGAGATATGGTGTTTTAGCATCTGAAAAAGGTCTCAAAAAAGATGAGAAAAAAAGGAAAATTAAAACAGAAACTACAGCCGCAGCAGGTGGCGCTTCTGTTGGTGCTTACACAGGTAATGCATGGGGAAGTGGTCCTTTAACTAAAAATAAAGGTGTTGCTAAACCAGGTCCTATCGAAGAACACACTACAACATTTAATACCGATAAAACAGAAGGTGTTTCAGGTATTGAGTTTGCCGATTTAGACCATGATGGCTGGTATTTAGATGATGTATCATTTTGGGATGGTGGTCAAATAGTAGATCCACTATCTAAAAATAAAGATATTACTAGTGGAGAGAAATTTTGGGGACCATTTCATGGGCCTAACAAAGGTGAAACTAAAAGTAAAAAAACAGGTGTTAAAGTCCCTGGTATTAAAAAAACATTAAAGAAAGAAGATTTATTTAGAATTGTTAACAATAGATTGAACGAACATCAAATCGTTAACGATAAAAATTTAGATAGTGTAAAAGATAATTACACACCCCCACCGATTGAAGAGGAAGAATTAGATGAAACAACAACATTTGGTTCTGTATGGGGATCTAATGGCCCTCCTGTTGGTCCAGCTTTTGCGGCTAAAAAAGGAGAGTGGAGAACAGCTAAGAAACCTGTTTGGACAGGTGGAGTTATAGTTCAGAAAGATGCTAATGAAGGTATTTTAAACCCAATTAATGAGACTGAACCTATAAATGAAATGAATAAGGTTAAATACAACCCTAAAGGGAAGTATGTTAAAATAGCTAAGAAGTGTACTAAGTTTCCTTATTGTAACCAAGGTGCAATAGATAACCCTTTAAAGATATCAGATTCAGTGAGTGGACCAGGTACCTATGTTGAGGGGTTAGATAATGAGACTATCAAAAACATTCATGAGGTTTCAAAAGAGACAGGTAAACCCTTCATTGAAATCTATAAATTATTAAAAAGAAATGCTTAATATCAACTAGTAGATATTTATTGTAAAACATTAAAGATGTCAAAAGATTTAAAGAAAATATTAAAAGAAAACTTAGAAAGATTGTTCGAAAATTTCGAAGACATGGAAGTGGCTTTTGGAACAAAGAAGAAAAGTGATCTTTCTGGTGCTGAAAAAGACCAATTTGGTCCTATGGGTCAATTGAAAACATCTGAAGGTGGAAGCTTTAAAAACCCTGTTACTAACGGTATGAAGGAAGTTAATAAAGCAAATAAACAAGACGGTATTGATGCTAAAGCATACTACAAAGAAGTTGCTAAAAAGATTAAGGATTACCAAACACCTAATGATAAAGAAAAAATTGACGCACCTAAAGTACCAACAAACGGTAGTAATGAAGATGAAAGAATCGAAACTACTGGATATGATGTAGGTATTAGTGGAATGGAAGTTACGGCTGATTTAGCATCTCAAAATGGTCCAGAATCAGTAACTAAAAAATATAAAGAAAGAATTAAATCAGATGATCCTACAGCACAAAAAATGATGAAAAATGCTAAAAAGACAAATGATTTAAAATATAAAAAAGAAGCTAATAACACAAGACCTGTAAAGTCACAAAAATCTCCTCAACCAATGGCTGAAAATGAATATAAAGGTGTAGATTCAAAAAACATCTTCAAAGCAAACGGAAAATTAGTATCAGAAGAACAAGTTTTAAAACTTGCTAATAAAGTCCCATCAAGAGTTAAAATTGATGAAACAGCTTTCGCAATCACAGATGGTGAAAACACATATAGATTGATTTGGGAAGGTGATTCTAAGAACGGTGAAGCGGTTATCACTAATTTTAAAAACAACCAATTGGTAAGTGAAGATATTCAAAAGATGAAACATCTTTGGGGTTTCAAATCAAGTGATTCTATTTCAACAAAGAAAAACATCACCGAATCTGGCGAAGATGCTTTCAAGAGAATGTTAAAACTTATGAAAGAAGAAGTTGAAGAAGTTGAAACTGAAGAGGAAGAAGAAATTGAAGAAGGATTGAAGGGTGGTCAGAAAAAACTTGACAAGAATAAAAATAATAAATTAGACTCTGAAGATTTCAAACTCTTAAGAGGAAAAAAGAAAGAAGAGTCTGAAGAAGACGAAGATTAAAAATAACCCCTCAATAGAGGGGTTTTTTAATGCTTACTAATATTTATTATTATATAACAAAAATTAAAATTTAAAATTGAATATTAAAAACTTTGCGTTAAGAAATTATGTATCTGGGACGGATACTAAAACTCGGAACGAACTGCCTACATTAGTAGGAGTGC